CTACCTCAAACAGTCATAAACTTAGTTTCTAAAGCAAATATTCAGCTATCAAATGAGTTCGGAAAGGATAAGGAACATGTAATTGCACTACACGTTGAGAGGTACAATAAGGAGATAAAATCCATCCTTGAATTGGATAATCCATTTCTAAGAGAAAGGGAAATTGAACAGGATATAATTAGTAGATCAGGCCATAAAAATCAGTCTCCAGAAGAGATAAAAGAGCTTGTGAATGATATGATGGAGCAGGCGTTTGGTGAGCGTGACTATGAAGCATTAGCCAAACTGAAACTATCCTTGATAAGCAGATACTACGAAGCACTTGGTTGCATGTTCGCTAAAGAAAGGGTGTTACAAATGCACTCTAAAAAGTTTCAGATAGTCATAAGTAATAAGCTAAATATTGACGTAAAAGAAGAAAAGAAATCGTATAAGTTGGACAAACTTACTTTTGAGCAAAAAGTTGATTTCCTCAATCTCATCCTTAAAGCAAAGAAGAATGATTTTGAGGCTGGTTCTGTGATTCTGAGAGAGAATAAGGAGCAGCAAGAAATAATAGACATACAGCACGAAGTAATTCAAGAAGTACCGAATATTGAATTGATAAAGCATGAACCAAAAGCAATCACGGCACCATCACAGAACGGGACAGCGGTATTGGATGTGAATGCAAAATTGGCAGAAACATTTAAGAGAAGGGCAGAAGAAGCGTTCAAGAAAGCAGGTAGCAAGAAGCCTGTTTAGAAATAAATTGTAAAGAATTAGGAAAACAAAAGGAAATACGCTACGTTTGCTGTCACAATCGAATATACATGGCTACCAGTAGAAGGGTATTAAAGGCAGATCGAGAATTTATTTACAATCGTGACGAACATAAATGCTTAAAGTGTCAATCAACAGAAAATTTAACGATTGATCACATCATTCCATTAAGTAAGGACGGTAAAAATCACATTGATAACTACCAGACACTTTGTAAAGAATGTAATCAGGAGAAATCCAGCTTTACTCGTGACTATAGAGCAAAGTCGGGTGAAGAAATACATCAAATGCTAAGTGATTCCTACTCTGATTTGAAAGTTAAATATGACAATCTCAGGAATCATTTTATGAGTTTTCTTGAAGAAAGAGAGGAACTAAAGCTAAAGAAAATCGAACTAGAAATCAGAGAAAAAGATTTAAAAAATAGAATTGCACAAATTGAAGAAAAACAGGTTAAAGAAAAAACTTTAGTCAACAAGATAAGTAGATATGAAAATATAAATAGAGATGCATCGGGGGAAATTAAGTTTCTTAAATCTGAAATACAGAGATTGAAAATGTTGGGCTATGATTCTTCTGTTAGTAGCATCAAAGCTACTCTTGAAATAGAAAGGAATGATTATAAAATATTGAGAGAAAGTTACGAAGAGTTGCGAAAGCAAAATGTGATCTTGAAACAAAATGTTCCATTTAGCAGTCCAACAGCAAAAGTAAAGAAACCAGATTGTATCATTGGTGGAGAGGGGAAAGATTTGATTTATGAGTTTGCTGTAATTATGGGAGACATAAATAAGTGTAATAAATTGAGGTATCACTGGTTAAGGGATGGAATTGTAGGGTACTACAATGAATTGAAATTTAAAAAAGAAGTATATCGTTTGGATGAGGATAAGTTTGATCGGGGAATTGTCTTGTTGGACAAAATAACTTTATTGGTTAATGAATTCTTTGAAAGTGAATAGTAAAACATAACCTATTGCAAAAATTTTTAAAATCGAGTACAATAAAATCGAAATACCGCCTACCCAATTCTCCTCACTTTGTCTTGCTCTAAATGCACAAAGGATTTACCCATTGTAAATAAGAAGTATCAGCTTTGCCAGCACTGCAACTTCCAGCGCACACACTCTGGTGAGACAATGTATGAGCATCAAGCAAGAAAAGCTCAGGAATACGCCAGCAAATCACAGCAGAGGGCAATAGAACGACAAGGTGCAGTTGCCAGGACTCCCGCAAAGAAAATAAATCAAGTTTCTACCAAAAGAAAGAAGCAATTAGCTGAATATTCAAAGGAGCGAATAGCTTTCCTTGAGTATAATTCCGGCTGTCTTGCAAAGTTAGTTGGGTGTACTGGTATGGCAAGTGAAATCCATCATCAACAAGGAAAAGAAAATGAGTTGCTTTTGGAGAAAGACAAATGGCTACCAATATGCCGTAGCTGTCATAATTATATCACCGAAAATAGCGGCTTCGCAATAGCAGCAGGGTTATCCTTGAGGAGAAATTCAGCTTATGTAGAAAGTGAATAGAAAAATAAAAGGAAAGAAAACGTAAACATAAGGGAAAGTATTTTACCTTTGATAAAATTGTAAAAATGAATGTATCGCTCAAGAGCATTACACCAAATGCTGAAGTAAATATTGTTGAGATAGCAAGAGCATCCTCATCAAGAACTGACAAGACAGAAGCTCCAGAGGGGCTTATTAATTATCTCATTAAGAACAAGCACTGGAGTCCCTTTCAACATAGTTATATGACTGTTGAGATCGTGACAAGTAAGGCTATAGGAATACAGCTATTGAGGCACCTTAGCTTCACGTTCCAGGAATTCAGTCAACGGTACGCAGAAGTAGAAAGAGTAGAACCAATAGAGTTCCGGCTACAAGCTGAAAAGAATAGGCAAAGCAGCACTGAAGTAATTGGTTCTGTATTTCAGGATGGTGATAATTTCAACTTTCATCTTGATAACTATACTCCCGAGCAAATGATATGGATAGAGCAGGTATCAGTTCACCTTGCTTACACCTTAATGCTATATAAAGAGGGGTTGAAACTTGGCATGGCAAAGGAGTGTGTAAGGATGATCTTGCCAATGGCTACAGAGACCAAAATATACATGACCGGATCGGTAAGAAGCTGGATTCACTTTCTTGCAATCAGAGATGATAGTCATGCGCAATTAGAGGCACAGTTGGTAGCAAGGGCAATAAAAGCAATATTCAAAGAGCAATTGCCACTCATTTCTTCAGCACTGGAATACTAATAATTTTCAAACCACTAATAAAAACCAACATTGAAACAGAAATCAATATTTCTTCTTGAAGCGTTCCTAAATAGTCAACTATCAGATACAGATATTCAGGGTTTTATATTCACAATTGACCCTATTGATGACTATGATAATCATTGGTACTTTGAAGTTGATATTGTTGATGTAGAGGAAAAGGTAACACTGATACTATGCTTCAAAGTCGATTATCTTGATGATTCTGTATGGCTAGAAATAGCAGATGGAACATGGGAGAAAGTAGAGAGCGATAGGTGGACGAGCAAGTATTTCTGGTATAGGATGTATTGTAAGAAATAATGGGGCTGATAGAAATAAAGTTCGATGGAGCCTGTAAGAACGTAAAGGGAGAGAGCAGCATCATGGGTATTGGTGTTGCTGTATTCTTTGATGGTGACTACATAGAAGAAGAAAGTATTGCTATTCAGGTGGTGGCGGAACTCATTAGAGGAACATCAAACATATCTGAATGGGAGGGTTGTATAGAGGCATGGAAGAAAGCCATTGATCTCAACAAAAGATACCCTGGTAACAAGATAGAAATATACTCAGACAGTCAAGTAATATCCTGCCAGTTTAACGGCACCTATGCCATAAACGAACCGAGTTTCCTTTCATACTATGAGATGGGTAAGGCACTGCAAGAAAAGCTACCAGAAGTAACTAAGGTCAACTGGATCAAAAGGGATTTCAATAAGGAGGCTGATGTGCTTTCAAAGTTGGGTTTGAAGGTAGGTTTGATAAGTCGTGCTGAGGTTACAAATCAAAATACAAAAACAAATATGTAGTAAATAATTTGGAAAGGATTTGGAAATTAAAAGTAAACATGTACTTTTGATTTCTAAACATAAAAACATGTCTGAAATATCAACAAATTCCCGCTACCTCACGTTACGTGAAGAAATAATTAATCGTTGCAAAAGCGAAAGTGCCTGCCAACCTGAATTTAAAAAGTTAGTTTCTGCTGAAAATGAATCTGATTTTATTCAGGTACTCATAAACAATATTTCATGGTGCCAGAGTTCTGAAAGGAGTATAAAAATACTTACCTGTGAATTGGTTGAGCAATTCGATCCGGTTATTCGCAAAGAAAAAGGGATTTACGTTAGGTGGAAACAGAATATTGATACCGACAAATCAGTATTTCTATTCTCTTGTGAGATAGACAAAGTGAATTGCACAGGAAAAGTACCCTATGTGTGGGCTGATGGTGGCACTATATCCGATGTGAGGGCTTTGAATGGTGGCACTATATCCTATGTGTGGGCACCAAGTCTCCAGACAAAATCACAGTTAATGGAACTGGTGTAATCAGGGATTTGGATAAGAATAAAATCTACATATACAAGGGGAAATTTGAGGTTGTTGAATACGATGGAGAATAATCATTTACTAAACACACAAAACACACCAATATGGAACTTTCCAATCAGCATGACGCTTACTTTTCATTGAGCAATGATAAAGTGTCACAACACAGATTTATTGACGCATTGATGATCGTAAGGTTTAAATTAATGCACCCATATCCCTACTCTGAGTTCAAAGTTGGGGAGATAATCACCCCAAGGGGAAGTGCAAAGATTGATCTGTACAAACTATGTAGCGCAAACTTCAGGGAATTGAGGTGGCATGAGGAAAGGAAGCAAGTTGATCTGCCAAGGTATTTAAAGTCAAAGAAATTTAACATGGTAGTGAAGCTGGATTCTATTGTTGGTGACATAGCAATTATTGAGGATCACACTGGCAGCAAGTGTCAGATGAATATTTGTGATTTCGCTCCGGCTGCACCTTATGAATTCAAAGAGTATATAGAAAGGAAATCAAGCAAATAAGAAGGGCAATGGGCGCAAAATTATCATCAACTTTTAAGATTGGATACAATTCTTATGTCAATCCTATTTTAAGATTTAGGGGAAAGGATAAGGCGTGGCAGTTGTTTGATAGAAACAGTTTATCCGGCTATGACCGTGATGTTGAGAGTGCCTGGAAAAATGGATGGAAGAAAGCGGAAGAAAAGAAAGCTAAACTACCTCTTGAAATAAATTAATCAATGAAAAACATTTCTAAAATAGTGTTTGCTAATGACAATTACAGTTCTGTATTATCAGCACTGGAGGTATTGCATTTAAATAAACCAAAGAAAAGAAGGCTAAGGAAGGCAGCGGAAGAATGTTCTGAACTGACTACTGCACTGCTTCAGCATATAAATAAGGGAGGTGGTGAGGAGCATATACTTGAGGAGGCAATTGATGTGCTGGTGAATATAGAAATGATCCTGATGAACTTCACTCCATCTGAAATACTGGAGATGTACAATAAGAAAATAACAAAGTTTCTTGGTCATAAGGATTTGATAACCTACAGCAAAAAGCAAGCAAGCTAATGTTCAAATGCAGGGTTTCCATACTGACAAAGGCAATAGAAAGGCATAAGGCACAAAAGAACTCACTTTCACATGTCCTGGACTTCACGCCACATGATTTCAAACACACTGTTGTTGCTGAGATGAAAGCAGAAGACAATTGCATAAGGAGGATAGAGAAGCTGATGAACAAAAGATTTGAGTGGTAAAAATATGGCTATGAATATAAATACTGATTTTTCTTATTGGGCTATGGAAAGGCATAGCAATACTAATCATTATTACGATACTGATTTGCCCTATGCACATCATCTAAGGATGGTGGTGGCAGAGGTGGTAAATTTTAAAGACATCATACCACTTATTGATTTTTCCTTGCAAAGTAAGTTGCCATGTACAAGGGAAGAGATATTGATAAATGCTGCATGGGGGCATGATCTCATTGAAGATACCAGGGTTAGCTACAATGAAGTTGCTGTCAAAGCTGGATATAATGTGGCTAACATTATATATGCTCTAACGAATGAAAAGGGTAAGAGCAGATCAGAGAGAGCTAATGACAAATATTATAAAGGCATAAGGGAAACCGTTGGTGCATCGTTCATAAAAATGTGTGACAGAATTGCTAACGTGAAGCATGGAGTTATGACAGGATCACGAATGGTTGTCATGTATCGGAAGGAGAATGAAAAGTTTATTGATAGTATATACTCACCTCATCTTGAACCAATGAAATTGTGTCTGGATGGTCTTTTTAAATTGACATTTAATTAAAAAATAGCAATGGGAGCGCATTCAGAAATACGAATAAACGACTATGATTATAGCGAAAAGGAATTTAACCTGAGACGTGAATTCGAAAGGATCATTGATAAGGTGCTTAGGATAAATAAGAATGCAACATTGACGGAGAAAGCAGCTATTCTAGGTATAAAAGAACGATCACTCTGTACATACCTGAAGAAAAAGAGAGAGCAATTTGTTGACCCAATTTATTTGCAATAAAAATGAAACCAGAAAATCAAGTTTGTACGGTAGCCCAAGGAGAAAGAATGAGGGAATTGGGAATAGAGCAGCACACTTCCCTATTTGCGCATTGCCATTATTGTCCTGATCCTACAGGAGAGAAAAGCACTGTTGAGGTAATAACCAGTGACAGTGTAATAGCCGGAACCAGTGAATATATAGCAGACGCATATACCGTAACAGAATTGGGTGTAATGATCGCTCCAGAGGTAAATGCTGCTGATACTGGTGGACTGGTGCCACCATCAATAAAAGAAAAGCATGGACATGAAGCATCCCTTGTATTTAATGCAGTGTTCCTATGTGATGTGGTGATAAGCATGATAGAGAACAACCTGGTATCGGTGGAAGAGTGTAATGCAAGATTGAAAGCAGCTTAAATAGAAACTTTATGATAAAATATGTAGTTGGTTTTGCATTTTCAAAAGATGGAAGTAATCTGGTGCTTATGGAAAAGCAAAAACCGGATTGGCAGAAAGGAAAGTTCAATGGGATTGGTGGAAAGATAGAGTTCGGTGAGACACCACTTGAAGCTATGGTAAGGGAATTCAAAGAAGAAACTGGAGTATCCTTATCACCAGATGAGTTTAATAAATATGCTATTTTAAATGGGAAAGGCTATGAGCTTCATTGCTTCAGGTGCTTTACTGATGAGATACATAATTGTAAAACCATAGAAAAAGAGCAAGTGTATGTGTTTTCAATGAATACTGCAATAGCATGTCCACTTGTTTGTTCCTGTAAGATACTGATACCTATGGCTGCTGATGAAGAATTCATTTATTGTGAAATAGCGCACTCAAATTAATAAAAATGGCAAAAAGAGAGCAAAGTGATGAATTCATACTCAGGGTACTCAGTACCTATGGTATAGGATCAGAAGTAAAGGGGCAGGATGAACGCAACCCTCACTTTGCGCCTGATTACGGCACTATCTATGAGATAGGCAAGCATAAGCTCACAATAGACTGTGGTAAGAACAAACCCATGTCTGAGTTCATGTCATTTGAAGTAAAGTTACTTTTGCGGTCTGTGAGTAACCTAAAGAAAAAGGATGCAGTAGAGATAGCTAAAATAGCTTCTTCTTGGGATAGGGCGGCACCATTAGACCCAAATGACGTTTCCGAATGGCTAAGTGAGATAATGTCTGGTAATTGTGCCTTAACTGCTGATTATGTTAGTGGAAACCAGTATCAACAAATAGCTGATTATTTGCGTTCAAGGAAATATATGATACCATTTATGGGTATTGATCTGTTTGAAGTCGGAATAGCTGAAGAGAAGAATACAGAAGTTTCTATGCAGGATGAAGAAAAATGTCCTGAATGTGGGGCTGAAATAATACCGAAATGGTCTGGTGGAGTGAAGTGTTCAAAATGCGATTGGTGGTTCTGCTATTAATTAAAAGTAACTTTTAATAAAATTGTTAACGAAAGTAAAAGAAAAGGAAATGGGAACAAATACAATTGATTGTAAGGTAGTTATGCTGTCAATTAAAGAACAAGGCTATACGAATAAGATTAGTCTTATGATACCTGATAGCAGACAAGATAAAGGTTATTCTAATCAACATCTCTACTTCACTTCAGATGATTCAACATTGCAGTCCACTACTGATATAAGAAAAGTATATGATAGTGAGACAAAGTATATCCTTGAGCCTGAGTTTGGTAATCTAACAGGCATTGAGGGAAGGTATTTCAAAGTGGAAGCATCAACAGACCCATCATTAGGACTTCCAACTATACCACAACAATGGATAAAGGATGTGTATATACCTAGTAATGGTAGTATTACTGATGTGAGACTTGAGGTTTATTCAGATGATAGAGCAGGTCATTATGAAAAAGCGTTAGATTACAAATTTGGTCAAGAATATAGGAATTCTTTACTCAAGATCACAGGTAATAATGAAGTTGTGATAGCTAAAGAATTATCTGATTGTGAAATACAAGCTATCATGGATGAACCATCATTAGGTATGTTTGAGGAGTCTTTAATCGAGACTATGATGCAAGACCATATAGAAGGTAAAGAAGAAAAGAAAATGCAGATAACTGTAGCAGACGTAAAGAGTAAATCAACAGCAATAACCTCAACTGAGTGTTTAGCAGGTGAAGATTATCCGGCATACTCAAAGCTAATAGCTGAGGCGAAAGAAGAGGGAGGAGAGTTTAAGCAAATAGCAGATCATGGAGATTGCTTCATTGATGAGAATAGAACACACTATCTCATCTGTGATTGCGGAATTACTTCCTTGTATAAGAAGAACAGCATTGACGTGGAAAGTAATAAGAAGATAATTCAAGATCAGATATTGGCAATCACAAAGAACTTTGGTATAGTTGAGAAGAAGAAAGTATCAACACCAGAAGAAATGGTAAGAGGATTGACTGAAAGTAATACCGATGCTAAAGGCTTTGTTCATCCTGAAGTAGTTGTAGAGATGATAAAGGCATATCATCAGAGAATGACAGCACAGAAAGCATTGTCAAGTGAAGAGATAAGGCAACTGGCACTCAAAGAGTATCCTATAGACCTACATGAAACAAGTCATGGTGTTTATGATGATCTCAATGAGAGGGAAAGGAGTATTTGGATAGCCGGATATATTGCAAACGGTAAGCAGTCAACGGGAGGATGGAGTGATAGCAGTAAAACGGGGTTTGGAATATTAACTGAATTCAACAAGCTATTCCGTACTGAAAAGAAAGAGAATACTGAAGTAGTGATGTTGGACTTAAATTTAAAAACAGATGAGTTGGCAAGAATGATGGGAATGACTAAGGATGATGTGATGAACTACATCTGTAATGCTTTCATGATACCTAAAAGTTACTTTGATGTAGGTTAAAATGCCTTATTGTAAAGAATAAGTAAAGTATTTGGCAATTAAATGGAAAATAGTATTTACCTTTGAATCCTGAAGAAGAGGGCTAATTAAATCACAAGTAACTGATTATCAATCATTTAACTATGATTTAAAGACTATAAGGTATTGCTATTAAGAAAAGTGAGTAAAAATAGTGTTAATCCCAATCGACAAGACCAAATATGAAATCATCGGGCAATAGATGTCAAATAGAAATTTACAGTTCCATCCATTAACGGAAACCAGGCAGCAGGCAATACTCAACCTTGATTGCGGTTACAGAATTCAGATCACCAATGATTTTAAGGAAAAGTCTTATGAATGCATCCTCTTTGATGCTAAAGGCTCTATTGTGGACAATGAAGAGGGCTGCACCTATCCTGAGTTGGATGCTTTCATTGAAAGGAGTGAATCATTGGTTGAGACGTATAAGGAGATCATGGAAGACTCCTATGCTACCGAAAGTTAGTTTTCATTCAAAGTAAGTTTTAAAAACCAAAGTAACTTTTATGAATCACCACTACGTAGTTATATTCTGGCACCTGTTTGCATTGTATTGCCTCATTTCCTTGGTCATAGGGTTGATCTATCATCAAACTGAGGGTGGTCTATGGTACAGGAATAGACCCTTTGTTTGCCTACCGTATTCGTTAGCGTATGCCATTGTGATCTGTCTGTGTGGATTGGTTGTTGTGATAAGGAACAGCTTCAGGGATCATGAGCCACCATTGATTAAAAGTTAGTTTTCACATTATAGCATTTTAACATATTAAGTATAAAGAAAAACTATTGCTATGGATAAGACACCATTTGGAATGAAAATGTATCGGTATGAAATATTACCGGAAAGAAAGCTGAGGGTATCTGTAACATTTCGTGCTGTTGGCAAATGGAAGAATGCCACAAAGGAGGATATGGAATCAGCACTTGAGGTATTGGATAGTGCGCTTCATTCAATCAATATCACAAAGAAGGAATTAGAAAAATCATTAGCTGAAATTCAAAAATAAAAAAGCATGGAAACATACATAGGCACCAAGATCATTAAGGCAGTATTGATGAGCAAAGGTGATTATTACAGGGAATTAGAAGTAAATCAATTTGTAGATGGTAAGCCAACTTTATTGCAGGCTCTAACTATAGAGCCAAAGTCAGGATCGCCAAACGATGAAGGCTACAAAGTAGAATACGAAGACGGATATATTTCATGGTCTCCAAAGGAAGTGTTTGAGAAGGCGTATGTGAAGGTGTCGGTTGACTTAATTAAATCGGTTGATGATATGGTATCATCTGCAAATAATGATACTGATTTCTTGAATACTGTGATTAGGAACAATGGTGTAGCTATCAGGGAATTGATTTGGGGTGGAATAAAAATAGGAATGAACTTCAGTAAAACAAAGCAAAGTGTAGGGGTTGTAGCTGCTGAACTGAAAACATTCACACCAATATATCATTACAGGTGCTTATCCAAATATGGTGGAGAGTTCTTCATTGACATAGAGGTGGAAGCTGGTGATGATGCTAAATCAATCTACGGTAAAATAAAAGAAAAGGCTGGTGACTATTTTGAAAGGGCGAGGGCAAGTAGATATAGTGAATTCACTTTCCAAAAACTATAACCACACTTGAGAGCAAAAACAATCGCACAATTAATTGTATTCAGTCTGGTAATGTTAGCATTTGCCGGATTGATGGGGTGTTAAAATAAAAGCAATATGGATAAGATTTACTTTTTACAGGCATGTAAGTTTCCTGAACAAAATGTGACATACGCTGAAAATCAGTCAGAGTACACACCATTGCCAGCGCACGTAAATAATGCAGGAGTTGTAACCTCTTGTTGGAAAATGCCAATATGGGAAAGGATTAAGTTTCTGTTTAGCGGTAAGCTATTCATTAGCTCATTGACCTTTAATAAACCATTGCAACCTTTGAGAGTAAGTACGTTATTTTTTGAGGAATAAAGACATCTTAATGGGCATCGCTGTAGAACCTACCACACTGTCATTGTGGAGTGAAGGCATAGCATCTTACTCTTATCCATCCCATGAATTTGTTTAATGGAAGGAGATAGATAAACCAGTGGCGGTGAGCAATATTCATGCTGGAATGCTGTGTTAGGACTGGCTGATGGAAAGACATCTAATTTTTGTAACCAACTAAAAGTAGAAGTATATGTTTGAAGCGTTTATGTATGTAGTGATGAGCTTATTAGCTATCCACCTGACCATGAAAATAGTAATGGATGTATCAGGCATTTATCAAAGAAAAGAACTGCTGGAGGAGGTATTGGAATTGAGGGAGGATATGGATGATATAAACGCTACTTTAAATAGCAGGTTAGATAAGCATGTTGATAAGGTAAATAATTGGGCAGAGAACACAGATAAACACATGGTTGCCTACATCAATGAAGCAAACAACAATTGTAACATGATCCTTGGTAAGTTGAGAGAGGACTTGGATAAGGTGATGGGAATAGAGTTAAAGAACATTCCAGTAACACTAACTCATGCCGAACAAATAACCACTGAAGATTTCGGTACACTATTGAATTCAAGGATAGATGAAGAAATGAAAAAGCTGGTTGACCAGGGATATGAACTGGTAGACAATGGAACAATCCTTGCTGATCCAAGTACACCGATTGAAAGTAACTTTAGTTTGCTGGTTCGGGTGAAAATGCAGGGAACCGGATTTGATGTGAAGGATGCTATTGAAAACATTTGGAGCAAGATAAATGAAATGGATGGTTTGGATGAAGTTGATTTGCTTGCAACGAAACCAGTTTCAATGGAAGAGGCAAATAATGAAACTGGAATGTTGGTTCATAAAGTGCTTGATTTTTCTATCAAACAGAAGAGTGAATTGGTGAATTAGAAAATAAGTTTTTCATTGTATAAGAACCGTCCACTTCCAATGGTCGGTTTTTCTTTTGTAAATAACTAGTAAAACATTTGGAAAGCAAAAGGAAAGCTGGTAGATTTGCCAAATGGAAAGAAAATTAGCATCTATACAAGTTATATCTGATTTGCAGCCAATAGAAGGTGCAGACCTGATTGAAGTAGCAACAGTAAACTCATGGAAGTTGGTTGTGAAGAAAGGAGAGTTTAAAATTGGTGACTTATGTGTGTACTGTGAGATTGATTGCTTTATGCCTGATAGACCTGAATTTGAGTTCTTAAAGCCAAGGGGTATGAGAGTAAGGACAATCAAACTAAGGGGTCAGGTGAGTCAGGGGTTGTGCTTTCCTCTTGACATATTACCAATGACATTTCATGAAGACATAGATGCTTCATGTACAACTAAGGAAGAGTTGGAGGGAATGGATGTAACAGCTATTCTTGGTATCATAAAATACGAACCAGCTATACCAGCTTGTCTTGCAGGTAAGGTAAGAGGCAATTTCCCATCATTCATTCCTAAAACAGATGAGGAAAGGGTGCAGAACCTAACGAAATATTACGACAGGTACAGGGAAAGTAAGTTTTATGTAACTGAAAAGTTGGATGGATCATCTTGCACCATATATCTGAAAGATGGTGTGTTTGGTGTATGTAGTCGCAATCTTGATTTGCTTGAGGAAGAGGGCAATAGTTTTTGGAAGGCAGCAAGGAAAATGGAGATACAGTATAAATTGGGTTTCATTGGCTTTGACAATATTGCGCTGCAAGGTGAATTGATAGGAGAAGGAATACAGGGTAATCCATATAAAATAAAAGGGCAGGAAATTCATTTCTTCAATGTCTTTGATATTAGCACTCAAACCTACTACGACTTTGAGCAGTTCAATAAAGTTATTTCTCTTCTTGAACTAAAGACAGTTCCAATCATTCATTACGAATATCGTTTGCCGGATACAATTCACGAATTGATTTTGTGTGCTGAAGGTAAGAGTGTGCTGAATAAGGAAGCTGAAAGGGAAGGGCTTGTTGTTAGATCATGCGACAGAAAGGTTTCATTTAAAGCTATTTCAAACAAATTTTTATTGAAGGAGAAATAAATTATGGCAAGTAAAACATTATCCAGTTTTGGAATTTTCGACTTTGAAACTTCTGGTTTGACCTCAAAAAAGAATGCAATAACGGAAATAGCTATGTGTTGTATCTCCGGTGACACATTGCAAGAGGTATCAAGGTATGAATCAAAAGTAGCTTATCAGTATGACCAGAGCCTTACGTATGACCAGAGAGCATTGGATGTAACTGGAATGACAATAGAGGAACTGATAAATGAGGGGTTGCCAATAAAAGAGGTGGTGGATGGAATGATTGACTGCCTTGAGAAATCAAATAAGCACTCAGTAGGCAAGTTTACCAAGACCATCCTTGTGGGTCACAATATACAGTCATTCGATAATGATTTCCTGATAGCAATATTCAATTACTGTAAAAAAGACCTTTCCAAGTATGTGGAGGGGAGAGTAGATCACTTTGGCAACTTCCAGCCAGCGGCAATAGATACACTTCACTTGAGTAGAATGAAATGGCAGGATGATGAAACGATGATGGATTTCAAATTGGGAACAGTTATCAATAAAGCTGGTTTGGAATTGGCAGATGCACACAGGGCAATGAATGACGTTCTTGCAAATAAAGACCTGTTTGTGAGCATAGTAAACGATTTGCGGGTAGATAACAGTGGTGTCGTAGGTATCAACAGAAAGACCAGGAATAGGGCGCATTTTCAATTTTAGGAATTTTTGTAACGGTTTTATTAATTGGTTCGATTCCAATAGCAAAACTAATGAGGGTTCGACTCCCTATATGTGGCGAAATTGTGGAAGAAAAAGGTGGTTCGATCCCACCAGTCTTGAAAAAGATTACTTGTGGTCAAGGGCTATAATAGCCTGAAGTAAAATTTGGGCTATTATTTTTTAATTTATGTTACCAAACCTATTTAATACTACTGGAGACTACCAATATAATTGGAGAAAAGTAACTTATTTAGGTAAGAACGATAAGTGGTACAGATTTCAAATAGAGAATGGGGCAAAGCTGCTGATTGACATTAATAACATTAATTTGATTTTTAAAAAGAGATAGCGAACCCAAAATGGCTATAATATATTATCTTTACCTTTCTATAAAAGGAAAGGGTTGGAGGACAAAGAAGAGCTTGACAAAATAAAAAAAGAGCATTTCATCATGCGTAGGGTAATCGAAAGAATATACCTTATGCATGAGAGAGCTATTAGGGGTGATGAGCCACTACAGGAAAGGATGCTATGGTTGAATATAAACTATGCTTTCAAGAACAGCAAGGCAAGAAGCACCAGGGAGTTGGGAATACCATCATTGAATAATGAAAAGGAGAATTTTGTGATTTTTAAAGTAATTGATCTATCTATGGCGAATAGAAGTATTAGTGAAAATGGAGATGTATTGGCTCAAAGAAACTATTGGTTTCAAATTGCAAACGATCAAATTGATTTTATTGATTGGCTTCTTGATAATAAGTTGAATGGTCAAGAATTAGCAGAGTTGCAAGCAGAATATGAAAAGCATTTAGATAAACCGAGTAAATAAAACAATCGCTGCTTGAATTAAAAAGGCAGTAGAATGAAACCAATTAACTTTGACAAATCAATAGACAGTGAAAGTATCACATGGTTATTGAATGAATTGCATATCTCAGGGGAAGAGGCAGCAATAGTATATATCAAATCTGAAGGTGGAGATTCTTATTCCACTCCCCCACTAATCCACTACATCAACGAAATAACCGACAAGAAATTCATAACCTTAGTTGGTTATGGATACATCTCCAGTGCAGCCTTTGATATATTCTGGTTAACCGATTGTAAGAAGGAACTGATACCAGGCACCTATGCAGTGCTTCATAAAACTTCATTTGAAATAAATGAGAATAGTAAGGAGCATCTTGAATACAAGAAGTCAATAGAGGTGGCTAATGAAGAGATGCATGTATTCTTGAAAGAAAGTAAGTTGTTTTCTGCTCAGGAAATCAAAAACTACAATAATCACAAAGACATCGTGGTAGGTTATGAAAAGCTCTGTAAGCTGTTGAAAATTAGCTGATTCACGATTCATGAATCGCAAATTGAAAATAAATAGTAAACAATTTGGAAACTAAAAGTAAATTGCATTATCTTTGAATTCTGAAATCAAAAGGAGGTATTTATGAAACGGATTTTCGCAACAGACACAAAAGGATTTTCAAATGATCCTGGAGACAAGGAAGAAGATGAATGGGATTAAAACATTGCATTAGTCAAATAACAGGCAATAGTTAATGAAATCATGGGGGTGTCGGAATTAATTGATTGTACTGGTTGACAATTGTAAGAAGCTGATGAAGGAAGGAGGCTTACAAAATAAAAAGCATCTGGTGTATAGAAGTGGAAATCACACTCAGCACGTCTTGAAATCGGATTGAAAAGTAAAAATAAGTTCTTTGAAAATATGGGGGTGTGAGTTGACTATTGACAGGGATGTTGGTAGGGAGAATAGGCATGTAGGGACAAGGATATAGTTCCTAAAGTAAATGATTCAGTTTCGTTACTGGTTAATGATATACCAGCGGGGAGAGTTTATCTAATAAATGTATTCAAACAATAAGCGCAAATGAGAAATCAAATGTAACGGTAGGTACAGACGGCAACCTTGACGCTTTCCTTATGGGAATTGGCGCAGAACTTTCAGTTGAAGAACTGGAATTAGCCTAATGGTGAGAGCGAACTGCAAATGCTCTTTAATAGAATAGCGAAGACAGGTATATTATCAAAGCCTGGAAAAATAAAGGTAATATAGTGTAAGACAGACACGATAAAGCAAGTCAAACATGTAGCTTATAATTTCGACCCATTTCTGAACGGGGCATTGTACGCCCCCACCTCCACTAAAATTTGTGGGTTACATATTATATATGTATATTTGTAATATGAAGAAAGTAAAAATGATTGAATTGGTTTGTGAGGGTTGCAAATTTGAATTTGAAAAGCCACACTCTGAATTTGTTAGAAACAAAAGGCTGGAAAGAAAAAATTATTGCTCAAGAGAGTGTGCAATGAAAAATGCTTCAAGTTTCTTACCAATTACATCAGATAGAACATGTAAGGAGTGTTTAAGAGATTTCAAGGCAAGCAGTAGGCACTCATTATGTCCAAGCTGTAGAGAGTTAAGAAAAATGAATAAGTGTTTGGACTGCCCTAAAATGGTGAGAAGAACAAGTGAAAGGTGTCATGAATGCAGCGGTAAAAACAGAACAGGAGAGAAAAGTGCTACATGGACTGGTGGAAGGGTAAATAAGAAAGGATACATAATGATTTATGTGCCGGAACATCCAAGAGCATCAAACAATGGAGGGTATGTTTTTGAACACATACTGGTCATGGAAAATAAATTGGGTAGGTATTTGGAACAAGATGAGAATGTGCATCATCTATACGGCATAAAAGATGATAATAATATTGAAAATCTTGAACTGTGGATAAAACCACAACCAACTGGAATAAGAAGTGAAGATGCAGTAGTGTGGGCGCAAAGGATAATTAATAGGTACAGACCAGATTTATTAAAGCAATAATAATTTAAGTAGACATGTAGTAAGAAGCATGTTCGCCAATAGGAGTAAGCAGGGAGACAGGAGTGTACTAATAATAGCTCAAATAACAATAGAGCATCCTTGTGAATTTCTATTAAGAAACAAAGTGCTACCAGTAGGTTCTATAGATCGTGAACTGGTTCAGCCCATAAGCGTTGAGTTGGCTCACGACTAATAGTCAATAGTACGGCAACGTTTATGTAGTAATGCACCACAACTCAGAGGTATAACCAATCCTCATCAATCCGTCTACAGTGATTGATCTTCCCAAGGGTGAGCTAATGTACTAATCCCTCATTAGGATGTTCTGCAAATGAACATCGGATTAAAGACAGTATAGAAGTACAATAGAGTGCAGAGGGATTTTTAAAAAGTAAATTTTAAACCACCATACCAATGACAAAAGAAATACCAAAGCCAGTAGAAGAGGCAAAGAAAGAAATACCGCTAACAGTAGCGAAGCTGATAGAGAAACTATCAGAAATTGAAAACAAGGAAATTCCCATTACAAGTTTTAGGGGTGATGGATTTAAGATGTTGACCGCAACAGAATTATTTAGTTCTTTCCGTGAAATTTATTTAGGGGAAGATTTGAAGGAGAGTGTATTTTGCTTGAACGCAAATCAGATACGTGCAGAAGAGGAGTATGATGGGGAAGGTGAAGAAACCTCAATAATAGAAATATCTGCTGAGATCATTGATAACCTGGAATTCGTGGGTGGCGTATTAAATAACATGGCAGCATCAGAAGATGGCTACGTTGTCACCAACCTTGATTCACTTGCAGACTTCCACAAGCACAAAGGAAGGGCTATAAGGCACATTGCAGAAGCGATACACAATATTGCACTGATGAGTGATGTGGTAATGGTTGATATGGATTTGGAGAATTACATAGCTACCGAAAAAGAGAAAGAAGAAGTAGGTGCATCAGCATAAAGATGTGTGTTTAGGGTTGGTAAAATGGAGGGGTAAAATCCCTCCATTTATTTTTTGTGGCAATTATTTGTAACTTTGAAGGAAATAAAAGTAACTTTGATTTTCAATAGGAAATAGTTACTCAGTAAAACAAAAGTAAATTATTAGTAAATATTTATATACCTTTACAAAATCGAAAGTAAGTTATGGCAACAGCAAAGAAAGCGGCAACAAAGAAATCTGCATCTGCAAAGAAAGTAGCTAATAAAAAAGAGGCTAAAGGAACTCCAAAGTGTACGGTGTTCCCTGCACTGTGGGAAGTATGGTTATCTAACAAAAGGGAGGGTGATATACCTAAGATAATGCAGATCGCTTCTGATGCTAAGATACCATGCTCTAAGCCAGTTGTCACTAAGGCATTACTGTACGGCTATTGCATCAGCAATGAACTAAGGGATGTCATTACTCAATACTATGCTGATCGTTACAACAAGGAAAGAGGACAGGCAGAAATGTTGAATGAATTGTATAAGGGGAATAAGAAGAAATAAAAATCGTGTAAAGTAATCAGATCGCTTTCTTGAATCATTCAATGAAAGTAAATGGGTTTATCACTTCCCGCTATTGTTGTTCTCCTGATAGCAATAGGTTACGTTTTCTATCTTACCAGAAAGTCCTATGAGGTAAGAGTAATTCCTGGTAAATATAAAGTAAAGATCAAACCTATGAATGGTGTGGTTCATTGTTATGAGCTATACACCTTCAAGCGTGTGTTGTGGTTCATACATTACTATGAACTGGTGGGTCAGCATATAAGTCTAAATGAGTTTGTGTCCTTCAAATTCAATACTGCTGATGATGCTGTAAGGTACTACGAAGAAACTTTTAGTAAAATATTTGGAAACTAAAGGTAAATAAGTAACTTTACAGAAAATAACTAAACACATGAAGAACGTAAAAATCAAATTGCTAAAACCGTATGCCGGAATCAATGTTGGTGAGGAAATGTCACTTGAAACATTCGATGGATTACAACATCCACTTGCTTTGAAAAACCTTGATAGGTTGATAGAGGTATTGTCTGCTGATCGCTTTATTGAGGTGGTGTATCCAATGTACTTTGCGCTAAAAGACAAAGGGGTAATGTATGTATATGCACGTAATCCTTTTACAAAAAGTGTAGAATATGTCTACAATAAACCATGCGGCAAGACACTAGTTGTTCCATTTTTTGAGTTCCTGGAATCTGAGTGGCAACCTATCTTCTCTTGTGAGGAACTGGAGGAATTTAGGAAAGGAGGGGGTAATGTAACCATATCACTTGACGGTGTGCCTCTGAAAGAAGGGCAGATGATTTACTACTTCAAACATGAAGATGGTGCATGTGGTCAGGTTCCTTACTTCAAAGGGATGGAAAAGAAGTATGCTAATGAGCAATACTATTTATTCTTGTCTCAAAAAGAAAGAGACAATGCAGCGTACCGGATAACTGGTGGTAAATTCATAGACTGTGAGCAGTTCGACAAAGCAACATTCACAGGTGAGCAAATACAAAATGCACTAAGGAAAAGTAAAGTGTATGAGAACAGTGATGAGTATTGGGACACAGCTAATTCATTCCTTGAAGAACTAATAGCGAAATGATGAAGAGAGCGATAAAGCATATCAATAACGATATGCACAACATAAAGACAACTGGTACAATTATGACTTATAAAAAGCAAGAAATTACAGACATTGAAATTGTGCCAGAAGATCAAATGGCAAGTGACCTGATAGAGCAAGGCGTGGTGCCTGCTGAGGATGTTGAGCTAACAGGCAAGCAGATCATTGATAAGTACATTGGCGATGAGAAAACACAACTGAATGCTATCTATTGGGCAAATGAGTTCAATAAGCAGTTCAGGGGCAACTGGTTCACCATTGAAAAGGTACAGAAGAAAACTCAGTTTAAGGAAATAAATGAGGCATTAGCGATAATGCAAGTTCTCTGTCTTGTTGGTGTGGCGTTTGTGGATAACAGTTCTGGTAAACAGAAGTACAAAATAGTAGTAAGTCGTAAGCAAAAGATGATGCTTATGAATAAGGAAATAGAACGTCTTGCTGCTGAAAAGACAAATGCTCTAAACCAACTTGGAATGCAGTATGATATGAAAATAGCTTCAATGACCGATGAGGTAAAGAGAATGGAAGAAATGCCGGAAGAATCGAAATAATCAGATCGCTTGAATAGACCAATTAACGCACCAGTAAGATGAACAATGATTTTTTCGGCAATGAGAGTATCTCAGAGCCATTGTACGTGATAACCTCAGTATTCAATCCATACAGATACAAGTCCAGGTATCGGCTGTACCAGGATTTTGAGAGGCAGATGCTTCAGAACAAAAACGTAATACTGGTAACGGTTGAGTGTACGTTTGGAGAAAGAGAGGCAGTGATTCATTCAACCAATTCACGTCACAAAGTTGTTCATGTTCATTCCAACTCTGAAATTTGGCTGAAGGAAAACTTGCTGAATATCGGAATACAGAGCTTACCAAAGAAGGCAAGGTATGTGGCAACGATTGATGCAGACATAACGTTTTCAAGACCTGATTGGGTTGCTGAAACGATACATCTTTTGCAGCACAATAAAGTTGTTCAGATGTATTCAGAGATAGTTTACTTGAATGCTGACTGTGAGCAATATTCAAAAGGCACATCATTGATGAAGGCATGGAAGAGTGGCGTTGTTCTTGATAAGGATGGTATTAATGCTCAAGACATGTCTGCAAACAAGGATTGCTCTAATTATGGCAGTGAAGTTAGTTGGCTTGGTGCGCCTGGTGGTGCTTGGGCATATACAATTGAGGCATTGCAGGAGTTGGGTGGTCTGATAGATTTTGCAATACTTGGTAGCGGTGATTACTATATGGCTTGTGGTTTGTTAGGAATAGTGGAGCATAGAATAACAAATGAGTCAAAGTATCATGATAAGTATAAGGAAATGATACTTGAGTGGCAGAAAAACGCACTTGAGAAGATAGGGCGTAATGTGGGGCATGTGAAGGGAATAATATTCCACCATTGGCATGGGAACTTCAAGGATCGTGGATATGAAACCAGAGATGAGATTCTGATAAAGAATCAGTATGATCCGGCTGAAGATATTGAAAAAAATGAACAGGGTGTTATCCGAATAAAAAAGGATAGGTGGATGCTGAGGGAAGGGATTAAGAATTACTTCTCATCCAGAAATGAGGATGGGTTGGTGTAAAAATAAATTGGGCTTATGGTCGGGATACCTTGCTAATTTGCCTTTGTACAGCAGCAAGGAAACACGTAAACCAGTTGGGAAATAGAGAGCATGTATCACAAATACATGCTTTTTATTTTAAATAAAATAAAATCGCTATATTTGTATATAATTTTGGCGATAAGTGAGCAAAAAAACCAGAAAACTAGAGGATATTGTTGCTTCGGAAAACAAACTGAGGATAGAGAAAGAACTAGCTTTAAACAAGGCTTTCAACTCATCCAATGTTGATGAAATCTATAAAGCCAAAGCCTACCTTGAATCTCAGAATAAAAAAGATGATTTTGGCGGCAAGACCATGTTGGTTGATCCTCAAAGCCAGTATATCAACGGTGGGTACAGGGAGAAGCCATTACAGATGTCTTTCCAAATGCTTAGGGGAATGGGTGACACTGACATTATCAAGGCTATACGTACCACTAGGAAATCACAAATAAGCAACTTTCTTGTTCCTCAAAAGGATAAGTATTCTACTGGTTTCATTATCCAGAAGAAAAACATTCAGAATCAGACTGAAAAGAAACTCACTAAGGAAGAAGAGGCAAAAATTGAATACATAACCAATTTCATGTTGAATTGTGGCTCCACAAATAACAAGTGGCACCATGATACACTGAACACCTTTACTGGAAAAGTCATAGATGATTCGTTAACGATGGACGCAGCTCCAGCGGAGATAGTAAGGAATCGAAAGGGAGAGCCAATAGAATTCTTTGCGGTAGATGGGGCAACAATAAGACTTGCTGATACATTTTGGGGTGATCCAGATGGTAAGTATAGTGACTTAGCTGTAAATGGTTATTTACCTGCTTACGTTCAAACATACCAGAGTAAGATAATCAATCAATACTATCCTTGGGAACTGATGTATGGTATCAGAAATCCCTCCACGGACATTTTACAGAATGGTTATGGAGAAAGTGAGTTGGAGCGAATGATACAGACCGTTACCGCTTTCTTGAATAGTACTACTTATAATTCCAATTTCTTCAAAGTAGGTTCTGCACCAAAGGGAATATTGCGGTACTCTGGTAACATTAATCAGAATACGGTTGAGGATTTTAAGAGACAGTGGCAAGCTCAATTGGCTGGTGTTGACAATATGCATAAGATGGCAATGGTCAATGCCGACAAGATTGACTTTATCAATACTCAGATGTCAAACAAGGACATGGAGTTTGGTAAGTTCCAGGATTTCCTCATAAAAATAGCATGTGCGATATTCCTTATTGATCCGGCTGAAATTGGTTTCCCAATGCAGGGCAGTTCTCAGGGTGGAGGGGCAATGTTTGAAGGCAGCAATGAGATGAGGTTGAAATGGTCAAAGGATAAGGGTCTGAAGCCTTTATTAAAGTCTTTGGCTGAGTGGTGGAACAAGTACATCATATCAGAAATTGATCCTGATTACGAATTGATATTCGTGGGTATTGATGATGAACTTGATGCAGAGAAAGAGCTTGATGGAGACATAAAAGCATTGGGAGCATTCATGACACCAAATGAGATCAGAGCTAAGAGAAATCTGAAGCCAATTGAAGGTGGTGACATCATTCTTAATCCAGTTTTCATGCAGGGGAAGCAGCTTTCCCAAATGGGTAATCCAAATGCAAATGAAGCAGTGGATCAAATGGAAAGAGAGCAGAATGATGAAAATGCAGATAATCCATTTATGGAGTCACTAAAGAAATCGCTTGAGACATCACTAAACTAACTTTTGATGAAGTTATATCTAAACTGCTTATTGAACATTAAAATGTGGATTTGTCTATGTGCAATAGATATGACAATAGTGTACACAGCTTTCAACAAATATGTATTCAGCGATGTTACTTATTTGAAGTGGCTCACATTGGCAATGGGAATTGATTTGCTGACAGGAGTAACAAAAGTGTGGGTGACTAAGGGTTGGGAGCAGATAACCAGCAGAGGGCTAAGGGATACGGTAATTAAGTGTATCCAGTATGGAGCATTCCTAATGATAACACACATAGTCACTTCATTTGAAGTTGGAGGGGTTGCAGTGAGCGCACAGTTCGGTTGGATAAATAAGATCGCTTTTGAGTTTTTGATGTTGATAGAAACCAAGTCGGTATATGAGAACCTGGTAAGGATCAATCCAAAACTTGATTTCATTAAATACATTTTTGAGAAGGTTTACAATACATACTTTAAAAAGGGGGAATAGAATTATGAACAAGGGAATAGTATACTTCGTGGGATTTGCTTTGATAGCATCGTTAATATTTATGTCGGTGGCTTATGTCTCTGTAAAAAGAGAAAATAAGGAAATGACAGCAGCAGTGAAACTTAATAGCTATGATAGTACATCATGGTATAAAGATAAAGCCGGAAGGGAACATGCACAAACACAGGAAGAGGTAATGGATTTGAACACTACCCTACTCTTGAAAGGAAAGCTATTTGATAGTGTTTGTAAGGCACTAAAAATAAAGCCAAAAGAAATAAACACCATTACCACATTTACTACTGAAACAAATGGCGATGTGGTATTTGTGACCGATACTATTTATATTGATAGTACTCATAAGACGGTAGGTATAAAATATTCTGATAAGTGGATAAAAATAGAAGGCAATCTTGAGAATGATAAACTAAACTATGATGTTTTTGATAGCCTAATTATCACTCAGTATAATAAGAAATATGGCTTTCTGAATTTACGCTCCAGTCAGTATTTAGATGCTTATTCATTGAATCCACATACCCATATTAAGGGACTTACTGGAATAAAGATAGCTGACCAAAAACCAAAGAAAGTAAGTTTAGGTATTGGTATTGGATATGGTTTTAATGGTCAAAAACTTGAGCCAATGATCGGAATTTCATTGCAGTATTCATTGATAAGATTTTAGTTTATAAAACAATAATATGGAAAATAAAAACAGTAAAGGTGGAAGTGTAGATTATGTCCTTGTATGTAACGTTGTGCCTGCTGCTGGTCTGTGGTACTATGCGGGTTACTTTGTTAAAGGTACACCTACTGAAGGTATTGATAAACCTATACACTACCCTGTTTCTACAGATAAATATGCAGAAGCTATGAAGATTTCCTACAAGGATGAATGTCAGGTAATATGTGATAAAATAAATGAGGGAATGGGTCATAAATACTATCATGTTGAAGAACATATGTATGCGTAGCAGTGATAAATAAAAAATCGTGTAAGGGCAGAATCGAAAGGTGAATCTGAACATGATTTTGTATGCTTGATGTAACTAAGTTAGCTGGAATAATACCAGATAGAGTATTGAATTGCCTCACACCTGATTTCCTGAAAACAGCGGGTATAGATGGGAAACTACGACTGTCAAATTTCCTTGGGCAAACTGAGGAAGAAACAGGAAAATTTTCCGTGGAAGTAGAAAATCTAAACTACAATGGTATCTCTCTCATGAGGGTTTTCCATACTCATTTTAAGGATGTAAATAAAGCCATTTCATACGAACATCAACCTGAAAAAATAGCTAATAGAGTTTACGCTAATAGAAATGGCAATGGAGATGAGGCAAGCGGAGACGGTTGGAAGTTCAGAGGGCGTGGTGATCTGCAAGTAACTGGTAAGGGAAATTATAAAGCATTCCAAGACTGGTTAGCTATAAAGGGAATTACTGTTGATTTGATAAACAATCCTGATTTACTTGCCACCCCACCCTATGACTTACTAAGTGCTGCATGGTTTTTTAGTCAAAAAGGACTATGGACAATATGTGATAAGGGTGTGGATATTGCTACTGTTACAACTGTAACAGAGAAGGTAAATGGCGGTACTACAAATTTGCAAGCCAGATATAATTACACTCAGCAAATCTATAACGCACTAAACAAATCGCAAACAATTAGTAAATTAAAAGTAACTTTACAATATTATGGACAAGCAATTCAGAGTGGAGAAATTACTATCAATGTACGAAGATGAGGGAGTGACAATTCTTAAATCTTTAGACAACCTTGAAATCTCAAAAGGACGTAAGGGAGAGCCTCTTGGTATGAAAAAGAAATGGGGTGATAAGGACTACATTAAAACAGTAGATGGATGGAAGCCAGTGGGCAAGGAATCAGGTGCCGCAAAGCAAGCTCATGACTATGTGCATGGTGAAAAACCATACAACAAGGAAGAAAGTGGAGCTAAGTTTGCAGATCATTTAAAGGGAATGGTGGCAGATGTATCAAAGCACATGGATAAATTTCTTGCTGATGAAAAAATAACCATAAAGGACTATGAAAATGCGTCTCCAGAAGAAAAAGAAAAATTAAATAAAAAATGGAGAGCAAGTGAGCATTATGCAAATGCAAATAAACCTGACACCACACATCAAGCATATGCCAATAAACCAGTAAAGCCAAACCCCAACCTTGAGGAAGATGAGAATGGTGTAATTGATGTGACAGGAAATGAATCTGAGAAGATACCTAAAGAGGAAAAGACAAAAGAAGACTCACATAGTTACGGCAGTGAGGCAAAGGATTGGTGGCATAAAACTCTATCCATAAATGAGCAGAAAGCGTTTGCTAAAAAACATCTTCTTTCATTTGAATACAATGCTTTGGTTGGTAATACATCACAATATGCGTCTAAGGGGCATTGGGACAAATTAATAAATAAAGTTTGGGAAGGTGAAAAGAAGGGTGAGCAAAAAGTAGAAAAATCCCTCACCCCTGCTGAATTTCAGAAAGCACAGGCAGCAAGAATACTTAGTTGCTTCAGTAATGTAGAGGAAAAAGAAATCGCATAGTGGAAAAGAAGCAAACCAAACCAACGTTCACAATTCCTATGGCTGGTTATACAGCTAACCTTGAAGAAGGGAAATGGAATTATGAGCCAACCAATGAAATAGAAAAAGGAAGTCCAGGTAAAAAGTTAGTTGCAAAGTATCGTGATCCGGTTCAGTTTAAGGTCATGGAGGGGTATGAGCAAATAGCTAAAAGTAGATTTCAAAAACAGATTGGTGGAATGGTAATGGATGTGGTTAGTTTTCTAAGTGGTATTTAAATATTTATCGTATCTTTGAAGTAAATTAAAAGGAAACAAAATGGACATTAATAATGACAATCCGCTTAAAGTTACAACGCTATCAGATAGCGGAAATAAGGAAAGTGTAATTGAAATTGGCAGCGTTGTAAGTACAAGTAGCCATAATCACAAAATGACTGTTAGGTCAATTGAAAATAATACCGTTACCTGTGATTATTTCATAGGTAACGAACCACATCAGGAAACATACGATTTAGACGAATTAAGGTTAGTTGTTGACTAAACCCCAAATACCATAGGTGGATTAGGGTCTTTGTCTGTTAACTGTGATGAATGATATGTACCATGCATCGCTTTAGTACCAACAAACCAATGACAAATCCAATCGTTAGGTCTTGCTTGACTATGAACTGTCATTGCCGGACTGCCTGATTTAAGCCACACTATCATTCCTGATTTGATTTCCATAAAAGTTAGTTTTTTTATTTTAAATGTATAATAGTTATGAGTAGCTCAAAAGAAATAGAATTAACCCAATGGGAAATAGACAATAGACAAATACTATTTAACGGTATTACAGCCACCTCAATAGATGAAGCTATTGAAATAATTACTGGTAGATTACTAAGTCTCAAAAAGCAGTTACCCGCTGATTTTAAGGTAGAAATAGTGCGTCTTGATTGTCCGATATACTTGTTTTAACATCCCCCAATTTATCCATGTATTTTTGATAGATAGCTCGTTTAATGGCGATTGTCCTATCTCTAAACACATTATAGTCAACTCCAACCAACTTTGGCACTAACAATTTGCCAATCCTTTCTGATTCAGCCTCCAATTCTGTACTAAATGGGATTAGGTGCGTAGTACCTTTATCGGGGGCAACCTCATCCTCATTTGGCAATAGTGCTACGTGTTTATCATAAACAGCCTGCAAACAATCTTCATACTCTTTCAACAAATTTTCCATAAACATTAATTTTATGATGCAAAGATACCCCTATTACACATTAGAAACGTTAAAATCTAATGTAAAGCGGATTGTCATTAAAATAGGTAGTAAAACATTTGGAAACTAAAAGTAAACATCCTATATTTGTGTAACAAACGCACAAAAAATGAATATCCTTAGCTTTTACCAACGTTTCCCAACCGAAGAATCTTGCAGAGAGTATCTAAAAGTACAGAGAGAAAAAGCTGGCATTGTGTGTAAGAAGTGTGGTGGCACAAACCACTACTTTACTGCTCCTAAAAATCAAAGTGAATTTTGGCTTTGTAAAGATTGCGGTTCAACAACAAATCTTACAGCGGGTACAATTATGCACAGGTCACACATGCCATTGCAAAAATGGTTCATGTGCATCCACCTTATGACTTCAATAAAGAAATCATTTTCAGCTTTAGAAATGCAAAGGCAGTTGGGTCACAATCGTTATGAGCCAGTATGGTTAATGATGCAGAAAATAAGGTTGGGTATGGGAAAGCGTGATGCTAAGTATGACTTAGATGGAACTATTGAAATGGATGATGCTTATTTTGAAGTTGTCAATATCGCTGAGAAAGATGAGTTAGGCAATGTGATTGAGAAAAAGAAAAAGCAGGGAATGGGTAGCGATAAGGCAAAGGTTCTTGTAATGGTTGAAAGTGAGCCAAACGAAAAGCAAGTTAACCCACATAAGAAAAAGAGAGCAATGGGTTATGTGAAAATGGTAGTAATGGATAAGGTAATTACTAACGCTGTAAACTTTGAAGTAGGTAAGGCAGTTGATGAAAGTGCAACAATATACGCTGATGGCAATTTAGCTTTTAGAAATGTAGGAGAGGTAGTAGAAAACTTCACACAGGAAACCATTAAGGCAAAAGACCAATCAGTAAAGCTACCTTGGGTACATACAGTAATCGCAAATGCTAAACGTCAATTCTTAGGAGTACATCATTCAGTAGGTAAGGAGTATCTGCAAAACTATCTTAATGAATATTGCTACAAGCTGAACAGGCGTAATTTTAAAAGAGATTCATTTGATGGAATGATAACAGCAGGCGTTAACGAAACGTGGAACTAAATGCAATCCATGTTTCAATATAACTCAATTCGTAAACTGGAGAAGAGTAATTTTTCTCACAGGGAGGAAGAGTATCAGAGGATGTTAGCGGATCAAATTGAAAGGGGTAAAGAGAATAGAGGCAAGTGGTTGAAAAACGAAATATTCAATCAACAAATAAAAGTGGATGCTGCAAGAAGAAAGTATGAAGATTGGCAGCGCACAGCAAGTTCACATCGAAAGGAAGGTATCAAACCGGACAATAAATCACACGCTGCATTTGCGAATTGTGAGAAGTTCAAAAAGGAATGGCAAATGGAATTGAGTAAACTAAATCGCTTGAATGAGGAATATGGTCATATAAATAATGATTATATTTGTAATGCGAAAGTAAGTTTATGCAGTTAACAATTCATCAATCAGAGCAGTTATTACGGATAATTGAAACAAACCAGTCCATATCCATAGGAAGGGAATTTGGGTTGGAGTTCTTAACCGATACTGATATTGAGCGATTAGAAGCAGCCGGAATTGATGTAGAGAATTTATACTCACCAGAGGGAGATACAGTCTTCACCTCTTTCAACTTGGGGATGCTTTCTGAAGCATTAGGGATGGCTACCAATGCAGTCACCTTTGAACAGCTAAAGGAATACATCAAGGGAGGTCATTACATACCACTTACAGAGAAGGAGAAGTTCATCCTTGATAATATTAAGCGACAGGCTTTTAATGACGTTAAGGCTATCAATGGACGCATATTCAAGGATGTTAATCAGATACTCATTGATGAGTCGGTAGCGACACAGCAGCAGTTCCTTGCAGATGAGCTAAAAGTTGGTTTGGCTAAAAAGGAAACTGTAAGGAAGATAGCAAATAGGATCGCTGAGAAAACAGGAGACTGGAGCAGGGACTTTGATAGGATCATAGAGTATGCAAGCAATACTGCCCTGGAGAATGGAAAGGCTGAGATGATTGAAAGAAGTTATGGTGAAGATGCCCTTATTTGGCGAAGGGTTTATTCACATGCCTGTCAGCACTGTATAAGGTTGTATTTGACAGGTGGAATTGGCAGTGAACCAAGAATATTCACCTTGAAAGAAGTAAAGGCTAATGGAACCAACATTGGAAGAAAATCAGCGGAGTGGAAAGCTGTGATATGCAGCACTCACCCGTACTGCCGCTGTTCTTGGAATTATTTACCCACCGGATATAAATGGAACCCTGAAACAAAGCAATTTGATATTTACGAAAGACCAAAGATGAAAAGAAAGCCAATCAGAATTGTTATTGGCGGTAAAGAGTCCTATATTTAAAATTCATCAAGTGAAATATATTTCATATCTTTACAAAAAATAATGTAGGATTATGAAAATATTTCAATTTCTCACTTCAGATGGTAATGTAGTTGTAAAGGTGGACATGCTTACAACAGACCTCAATTCCAATGCTACGGTAATGGATGTTGAGTATTTTATTACCAATACCAGCATGACAACTGGATACTCAAGGCAGCAGGCGGTGACTAACTTCCTGATGGCTCACAAGTATTTTGCAACGGTTCAATCAATGCCTACTTCTGGAGCAGCTTTAAAGGCTATAGCTACCACAAACAATCTTACACTGAACATGTATGATCCGGCATCACAAGTAAACGTTGATGCTGCTGCTGGTAAGACGGTGTTGTATGCAAGTACGACAACAACTACCACTACAGCGGCAACAACCACAACCACTACAACGGCACCATAATAAATGAGAGAGGTAATTAATGAAACAACTTGTTTTCAAACTTGGTGCAGTGGTGTATACAAAATGCACCTGCACACTACAGGACGAAAGTAATCTGAATGAAAACTTCATTATAAACAATATAATTGGAGTAGACACTAGCGTTAAAATAAAGTTGTTTAATTGGCTTACAAAATACCTCCCATACACTTTAAATGAACTGATATTTTTTGCAATAAACAATGGTTTGTGTATATACATATACAGTGAAAGTGGAACGCTATTAACCAGTCATGGGTCTTGTGGCGGGGCATTGGGTGACTTTAATTGGGATTTCAATAACGACTTCTTTAAATAAAAAAGAAATGGCATTTGCAAATATAGCAGCACTAAAAACATACATAAATGCCAATATCATAACTAATGGGGCTGGCTCTATAACTGGTGCAATGGCTAACACTACCCTACTTGGTGTTTTGCAATTCTTATTTGAAGAAAACACAATCGTAATAATCTTAACATCGAATACAACAACTATTACAGATACCAGATTGGTGGGTGCAACAAATTTAAAGGTTACATCTTCAGTCAGGTTGATAGATAACAATTTAGTTGCAACACCTGTTTCTGATGGATTCACCTTTGATTCGACAGGAGGCATCATAACATTTGCATCAACCAGGGCAAGTGGAGAAGTTTTTGTAATTGACTTCAATAATCAAAATTAGTTTATGAAAAAGTTACTTTTATTTTTATCGTTCACAATCTCATTTGCAACTTCTTTTGCGCAAACTTATCAGACAACTTCCAACTATGGATTGCAGGTAAAAAGGATAAAGGCAGATAGTGTGTGGCATCCACCATACGTAACAAGTTCATCTGTCCTTGATAATATTGATTTACCAGCTATTGCGGTTCGTAAAAGTGATACATCAATAGTGTTTTCGACTACTGGAATATCTTACAATTACAAAGTGCTTGACAGTAGAGATACTTCAAAATTCGCTGTACCAAACATACCAACTTCAACTACTTATGGAGACGCAACACATATACCATCCATCACCTTTGACTCAAGACATAGGATAAGTGGTGTGACCGTATATACTGTATCGGGTGGTGGATCGCCACAGGGATTGAATGACGTGATAACTGTAAATCCAGTAACATCAAATACAATTACCGCTACAGCAGGGGGCAATACCTCATCTTTCAGTGCCACGGGGTTGAATATTGGTGTGTCAACAAATAATGTCTTAGTACAAAATAATATTGGTGGTTCTGGACTTGCGGGAATTGAGTTTAATAGCGGCTCAAATTTCTTTGATTTACTACCTCCATTAAGTGGGAGCAGTTGTACTGCTCACATGCCGTCCGGCAACGGAACGTTGGCATATCAAAGTTTAATACCTACTGTGGGTCACTATACAAATGCCAGTCCAAGTGTATCCACGTCCTTCAATGTTACAATACCATCAGGCAACACAGATTGCATAGCAACTTCAGCAACACCATCTGTAATAGTGGTAACTGGATGTTCAATTTCTGGAACGACAATGACAATTACATGTGCTGCTGCATCAATAGGTGGAGCCTCAATAACACTCTCATACATTTATCAATAGAAGAAACAATGAAGAAAATATTTTTATTAATTGCACTATTAACGGCAAACTTACTTTGCTTTGGACAACAGGGTAATCCGGTTCAGAATTTCTCTTATTGGTACACCCTGAATGTAGGTAAGGGAGCGCAAGTGAATACTGATCCAAGTGCGTGGTTGGAGATTGGTAATTTGCATACGACAAAGGCAATATTACTTCCAAGGGTTGATAGTACGGGCGCAATAGTTTCTCCTAAAATGGGAGATTTTGTGATTGTAAATAAAGCAGGCGATACATCCTTGTATTATTATTCAAGTAAGTGGGTAAAACTACTTACAACATCCGGCTCTGATAATCAGACATTGAGTTTGGATGCTTCAGATAATCTTAGTATCAGTAATGGAAATAGTGTGGTGTTGCCATATACAAGATCAGTAGTTTTCCTTGATAGCATACAGGCATTAAGGGCGGCAATTGGAAGTGGAGCTACAACGATATACAATCGCTATGGTTCAATAATTCATAGCGGAGATAGTGTTGAGGTGGATACATCAAAAGTAACTTCTGTTTATCAAAATTCATTGAAGTTAAATAAAGGTGATACAACGGCAATGTTGGTTCCTTATCTGAGAAAGGGAGATAGCACTGTAAAATATATCACACTCACTCAATTGCAGGATAGTCTAAACGCTCATCCTGGTAGCGTTGTTTCGGTTAATGGACAGACTGGTATAGTAACGCTCACCACAACAAACATTGCGGAAGGATCAAACAAATATTTTACAGATGTCAGGGTATATAATGATAGTGTAATTTATCTTGCTTATGTAAAAACATTGATAGCAGGGAAAGTTGGGTATGGTGATACATCAACAATGCTATTCCCTTATTTAACCAAGGCAGTTGCGACATCTACCTATGTTCCATTGTCAATGGTAATACCTATAAATAAAGGGGGTACAGGGCAAACGACAGCTAATGCAGCCTTTAATGCATTAGCACCAAGTCAGACATCACATGCTGGACAGATACTTACTACTGATGGTAGCAATACCAATTGGGGTGCATTGTCATACGTAGGAACGGTTGGCAATATAGATGGTTCATTGAATGTGGCACCTACATCAGGAGATGTGATAGTAGCAATAAACACAAGTCACTCAAATTCATGGCAAGCCACGCAAACATTTCAAGGTATAACAATTGAAGATGGTTACAACATTTCTTTAGGTACGACTACTGGAACTAAAATTGGAACCTCATCAAGTCAACCATTGGGCTTTCTTGGGGCTACACCTGTTCTACAGCAATCAGGGGATGTGGGTACAGCAATGGTGGCAAATGGATTAATGTCTTCAGCTTCTTATGACTATGCTTCAATAACTGGTATACCTAATTTTGTAACAGGATTGTCAGTAGCTACGACACATGGGTTTGGTGGGAGTTTTACAACTGGCTCAACACCAACGCTAACAATAAACACAACTGTAACAGGAATATTAAAGGGGAACGCAGCAAGCGGAACAATAAGTACAGCCACAGCAGGTACAGATTACACAGTGGGCATGAGTGCTCTTGCCACAGGTATAGTGAAGAACACAACAGGAACCGGAACACCAAGTATAGCTGTTGCAGGTGATTTTCCAGCACTACCCTACGTGTCCTCAGTGCAAGTAGTGTCCAATGCCACAGCCTATTCAGTTACTCCAACATCAGCAGTAACATCTTCTGGCATTTATAGTATAGTGCCAACAGGATCATCTTCTCAATTTGTAAAGGGCAATGGCACTCTTGATGGAACAACTTATTTATCAAGTGCTGTAACAAGTATAGCTACTACAGCACCGTTATCTGGAGGAACTATTACTGGAACGGGAACCATAGCAATTTCCAAATCTACCACATCTACCGATGGATACTTATCATCAGCCGACTGGAATACTTTTAATAGTAAGGGGTTAGGATCAGTAACGTCAATAAAAGTGGTTTCAAGTGTTTCATCATTTTCATTTACACCAACATTTGCAGTAACATCTTCTGGAACATATAGCTTAGTGGCAACTGGAAATGGAACTAAGTTTGTAAAAGATGATGGCACTTCAGCAACAGCTATTACGAGTATTGCAACATCAGCACCTTTGTCAGGTGGCACAATAACTGGAACGGGAACGTTATCTATAACCAAAGCCACTACCTCAACAGATGGGTATTTGTCGGCTACTGATTGGACTACTTTCAATAATAAGGGAAGTGGCACTGTGACATCATTGCAAGTGGTTTCTAATGCTGTAGCATTTTCCGTTACACCTACATCTACAATAACATCAAGTGGAATTTATAGTATTATTCCAACTGGTGCATCGGGACAGTTTGTTAGGGGTGATGGAACGTTGGGAACATCGGTAAGCGGAACGGTGACAAGTGTGGGACTTGTGGGAAGCTCCACAATGTCGGTAACTGGAACAGCTTCACCAATAACGGGGTCTGGCACTTACACATTAACCGTTCCAGCATCATCAATAGGAACTGTAAATTTATCTGCAACAGGAACTCCATCAACAACAACCTATTTAAGAGGAGATAACACATGGGGAACTCCTTCAGGTGGAAGTGGCACAGTAACAAGTGTAGCAATAGCAGTGCCTACAGATATGGCAGTAAGCGGTAGCCCTGTAACAACAAGTGGCACAATTACCTTATCACATGCTGGATTAAATACAATAACGGATGCAGCCAATTTTGTGTTTAATGGTAGTAATGGTTCAACTCAGGTAATTACGTTAGGTGCAAATAGAACGTTTACAATATCAAATTTACTTGTTGGTGTAACATATAGGATGATAGTAAATCAAGATGGAACCGGCTCAAGAGTATTGACTTGGGGAACAACTGTAAAGGCAGCATGGGGATATGCAGGAACACCACCAATATCCACAGCAGCAAGCGCACAGGATGTCTATGAGTTGTGGACAGATGGAACTACTATTCATGCTAAGGTTGATTTAAACTGGAACTAATTATGAAAAGAATTTTATCTATTATATTGCTATTGCCATTGTTTGTTGTAGCTCAAATGCCACCACAGGCACAGCAATTTATTATATTCACAAACGTTACGCAGGGGTACACTGTTCCAGGTAAAGGGGTGCAGGCAACATCACATCTTGTAACTGAATTATTGGGAAATTGCAAAGCTGGTGGAACCACATACTTACCTGAATGGGCTAATATAGTGGCTGCATATCCATTTATATCAAATACAGCAAATGCGAATAGAACAAACCTTGTAAATCTTGCAAATACTGATGCTGCATATCGTATTGTGTTTGCCGGATCACCGACAATGGATTTGGTGGAAGGAATATCATGGAATGGTAGCACTCAATATGGAGACATAAAAGTAAATCCATCGTTGCTTTCTTCTGTTAATATGGGAATGGGTGTGTATTCAAGAACATCAATGTCTTCAGCAACAAAAGTAGCGATGGGAGTTACACAGGATGTGGGGGCGCAATCGTATTTAGTAATGAAGGATGCTTCTGGTTTGTTTCGTTATCCCATGAATACAGGTACAGTCCCTACAGTAACAAGTTCTACAACTACAGGATGGTGGTATGCATCAAGAATATCTACTTCATCCACTAACGCCTATCATAATGCTACTAATTTAGGTAATACTACGTTTGTAAATTCACAACCAAATACAACAATGTATTTGGGTGCGGCATACTATCCAACTGTGCCTGGAGCAGCATTCTTTGCCGCATTTCACAATGTGTTTGCCATAGTAACAATAAACGTAAATACGGATGCAGATGAGGCAAGTATTTACAATGCAATTCAGGATTATCAAACTATAATGGGAAGGCAGCTATGAGGATAACGATATTAATTTTACTTGTTTTAGAGAGCTTCTGGTATGTGAAGATACCAAGTGACTTTGCTGAAAATATGAAAGGGAGAGTGGGGAATGACAATATATTTACATATGGTATTAGTATAAACGGCGATACCGTTACATCGGCAAATACGCAAAGAGATTTCCCAACCTACTTTGACTCTCTAAAGAAAAGTGGCTTTGTTGTAGATAGCCTACGTCTCTCTCCTGATGATTTCCAGCAAGAACAAATGAAGTAATTTCTTTATGTTACTTAGATTTGTTAACTTTACAAAAAAATAATGTATGGATAGTAAATTTTTGAAGTTCGTGGGTGATAAGGCGTTTGTAACGTTCTGTGGAATGATTATCTTATTACTATGTATTGTCACGCTTATTGGGTTTGGTACATATGCTCTTATGACAGGGAAAACGCTGGAGCCAGTAGGATTAATAATTACATTCTTAACTGGAACAATTGGTGGGCTTATTGGCTACTGGTGGGGTACTTCTGTTGGTAGTAAGGAAAAAGATGCTACTATCAATAATCTATCTCAACCAATTGCAGATGTAACCACCACTACCACAACTCTTCTGACATAATGAATTTATTAGAAAAGGCACTTAGCTTACTTGGTAAAAAAAAGAAGGTTCAGCAGTACGCTGACTGTTTGATATTTGATGTGTTTGGAAACTTGCTTTTAATGCAACGTGCTTCTACAGATGATTTTGAGCCAAACAAATGGTGTTTGCCTGGAGGAAAGATAGATAAGGGTGAAGACCCAATGACAGCAGCAGAAAGGGAACTGAAAGAAGAAACTGCAATTGATGGAGTCACGCTATCCCACCTTGATACAATAAAAAAAGAAGGCTGTGAAATAAACTATTTCATTGGTTTCTTAATGAATAATCCAATATTGATTTTAGACCATGAAGAACATTATCGTTATCAATTCGTACCGATTGATGAACTTGATTCTTATGAATTGCTGCTCGATCTGTACACTACTCTTATAGACTTCAACCTTGAACAATACGCTATTGACCATCATGTAAATGCTGGATACAATGAAATGATAATTGTTGATGCTGGATTGGAAAGTGTGCAAAAGGCATTTGACAGGGATCAGATAAGTGGTGAGGATTATGTTCGGTTCATGGGTGTTCACAAAGCTCTTGAAACGATAAAGAAAGCAAACGAACAGGGGCTTATCTCTGATGTTCAAATGTTCGATGCTCTTGAAAAAGGAAAGCACTATGAGTTTGTAAAAATAATTCGTGACGGAAAGCAATTCTTTCAATACAGGGAAGTTGGTACAGACAAGGTGCCAGAAGAAAATATGGAGGTTGGTGGATTCTTTGACGATACCAAAACTGGATTAAAAGTTGCGCAATATTCAGATAAGTCTTTCTTGATTAGTGGCAATACTTACCAGAACATTGATCTACTTAGGAAAATAAAAGAAGAGATCGGAATGGGAACCTGGAACAAGACCCTTGGTGGTTGGATATTCCCATCAAATTCTAAGAGCAAAATCATGTCCCTATTGGCTGAGAAAATGGATGTGGGGACGTATGAGGGAACGGTAGAAAAAGAAAATGTGTTGGCTATTAAGAATGCAGTGGATGTGGGTACAGAAGTTACTTTGAATAATGAGTCTGTAAAGGTCATAGAGGTATCAGCAGAGGCAGGAAAGACAGTGTACACGGTAGAGACCAAGGAAGGTGAGACAGAGGTTAAGGAAGAGGATATTGCGATACCTCCTGCAAGTGAAGAAAAAGCTGTTGAATTGATTAATGAGGTGGATGAGGAAAGTAGGTTTAAGGTTGGTAAAGAACTGATGGGAAAAGAGGTAGGAGAAAAATCTCAGTATCAAGAAATAGAAGAGCAAAATGAGAGTGCAAGTGAACTGAACGAACCATTTGACCCACTTGATGTAAAGGAATTCACTACAAGGTCTGGTGTCAAGGTAACTGCACTTGACTATACAGGTGTTCCTCCAAAATCTATTCAATTGCAGGAGCAAGAAGGAATACTCAACAAACAAAAACCATACTACATACCGGATATAAATGAATACATGTTTTCTGGAAGCGGAGACAATAAGTTTGTTTTTGATTATGTAAAAATGGCAGATGGTAACTTTCTTGTTGCGCTTAATGGATATAAGGACACCTACAAATTCAATTCAGATAAAAGGTATAAAAAGGTAGAGCCTGCATTTGCGGTAATGTCACTTGATAACTTGGTAGCTACAACTGAATATTATAAATTAAAAAGAAAAGCGCAAATAAAAGTTGAAGCAGAAGAGTATAATGCTGATTCAATGAACAGGTTAAGAAATTGGGATGATGCTAAATTGGATCAATACAAAACACTATCCTACATTCGACTATCAGCAAAGCAGCGAAATAAGTGGACAGCGGAACAATGGGATGCACTATCAAAAGAAGAAAAGATTGCTGAAGTTCCTAACATGGCTTCACCCGCTGTTTCTTTTAAGTCAGTGAAAAGAATCAAGGAATTAGCAGACGATACAATGCTTAGAAGTAACTTTGAAATGTACAAAGAGTATGTGGACAAGGATTATACAATACCTGGATTCAGATTCACATCTACTGACCCATGTGCATTGGAATATCAAGAAGCAAGAAAGCAAATTAAGTGGAAGAGAAACGATCTTGAGTTACAGAAAGAAGAGAATGGAGATAGTTACAAGAAAGGTGTAGAAACCAGCTATGGTGATTCAAACCTTAAAGATGATATTCTTGAAACGCATGGTGTAAGAGTAAAGCAGCAGAATGGTAAAGAAATAACTGTTGATAAAATTGAACAACTAAAAGTAGCTTTAAATCAAGTTTACAATTCCTTTGGTGATAGGTCATCAATGGCTAAAAATGTAAACCTTAAAATTAGTCATTCGGGAGAGAAAATGATGTTCGCACGTCAAGCTCTTGGCATCTATATTCCAACAAGAAATGCAATAGGTGTTTCTGATAATCAGGAACATGGTAAATTCGGATTCACACTTGCACATGAATTTGCTCACTTTATGGATAATTATGTGGGTGGCAAGGTTGGTTGTAATTATGCATCTGACAACTATAATTCAACAGCCGGAAAGGTGGCAAATGTGTTTAGGGACAACATGAATGAAGCTCCTAAATCAAACTATTACGCCAAAACAACTGAGTGTTTCGCACGTGCTATGGAACAGTATCACGCAATGAAAACGAATGGGGAGGATGCTATTAAATCAAAAGCAATCGGTAAGCCATATCATGAACATGATGAGCATGTTTCTAAAGCAAGATTTAATAGTAAAGTAGTCCCACTTATCGAACAATTTCTTTCTGAAAACGAACACCTCTTGAAATCTATCTCAAATGAAATTGAAGTTGTGGATGAAATAGAGATAATCGAAAAGGCAGAGCCAGGGGAAGACCCATCCCACGGTGGCAAATTGATTAAAGTAACAAGGACATCACACACTGGTCATAAGACAAGCAAGTGGGTACTTCCATCTGAAGCTGATACTGAGGTAGAGGGGGCTAAGAAAGATGGTCATAGTGTTGATATTAAGCACAAGAAGCTGAATGAAAAAGAACTCAGGGAACATGCTAAGAATTCACCTGAAGCAGCCCTGAAGGAAACGATAGCTAATCATGCCGATCCTAAATTAAGGAAAATAGCGCATGAGGAATTGGATAGGAGAAGTAAAAAGGAAGCTGTGCAGGAGCCGGATGATAAAGGAAAAGAAAAACCTAAACCAAAAGCAGAGCCAAAGAAAGAAGACGATGGTTTACCAAAAATTAAAGGAGTTACTTTAATTTCTTATGAAGATGATGGTAAAACTTTAATATATGGTTCCAAGAATAACAGGGTAAAAATTTCCATCACTGGTCTTAGCGATAATGATTTAAAGGAAGAGTATGATTTTGAAAATGATTCCTTGAAACGAGCGAAGAAGGATTTGGTAAAACAGGAAGATGGTTTGTCAAGTTTCAAGAATAGTGTTACAGCAAGCAAAAGTGAGGTGAAAGATATAGAAGACACTATTGAGCGAACAAAGAAACAAATTGAAACTTTGGAAAAATTAATTTTACCTTTTTACGAAAAGCACTTGAAAAAATAAAAAAGAAGGGTGCAGAAACGAACAAGTAAGCGGCACCCTTCTATGCGATTTGGGAATTTCACCCACTGCAAAGTAAGTTATGGTTTAGCACTTCAACTAATAGCATTTTTCTATATTAATAATTATAACTATATTTGTATTCCCAAGTCATAGGGAAATCGGGCAAACATTGAAATCGAAAAGTAAGTTTTGATGTGCCTGAACAATGTTTGGACTAAATAAGAAGAAAGATTCATTTAAGTTTTACGTTCCCATCTCCTATGAATCCATAGAAAAGGGTACAGATGATACCAGCAATAGTAAGTATCTTATAAAAATAAAAGGCGTTGCCTCTTCTAAAACAGAAGATACAGACGGTGAAACACTTGACCCTATTGGCTTTACAGTCAAAAAAGGGGCATTAATAAATTGGAATCATCAGGCATCAAAAACAAGTTCTGCAATCTGTGGAAAGTTACTTAGTTCAGCAGTAATAAATAACGGTCAAGATTTCTTTGTAGAGGGTGGTATCTACAATAATACTGAAGGGAAAGCTGTGGCTGAGTTGATTGACATGGTGAAAGGTGACCCCGATATAGTCATAGGCTGGTCAATCGAAGGTCAAGTAAAAAGTAGGCACCCATTAGACAGCAAAAAGATAACGGGTGCTGTAATTTCTGGAATTGCTTTGACGCATATGCCGAAAAATGGCAACACATGGGTTGATATAGTGAAAGGTGAGTATAGTGAATTAGACCCTAAAGAAGGTGAAGAAGATGAGGATGAAATAGAAAAAGACATGACAGCAGAAGGCACACAAAACCTCACTTGCCATGATCCGGCTGCAACTCAGAAGAAACCAAAAAACTTAGTTGGATTAACGAAATCACAGGTGTTTGAAAAAATATCTGATAGGTATGAAATAAAAGATTTTGTATTTATAAATAAAATATATAACTTTGTCAAATCTATTAAAGATGAAACTATGGCAGACGAAAAGAAAATAACTCCAGAAACATTAGAAAAAGCATTAAGTCTTCTTGATGCAATTTCAAAAGGTGAAACTACGGAAGATGTAGGTGAAACTACCACTACCACTACAACTGCTGCTCCAGTCGTTGTAGAAAAAAGTGAGGAGTTTGAGTTTGCAAAATCCCTGGTAACGGAAGGGTTGGCAAAGGAAGCCTGTATAGAGGGTATGATCCGCAAAGGATACAGCTATACATCTTCCCTTGAAAATGTGGACAGGGCAATAGCTGAAAAGCCTGCTGCTGATGGTTCTGAAACTACCTTAAATGCAAGTGACATTGCAAAGTCAGTTTTATTGGAACTGGAAAAATCAATGAAAGACACAATAGGTAATTCACTGACACCTTTGAATGAAAAAATAGTAAAGGGTTTTAGTGTAGTTAGTGAACTTATGAAATCACAGTCAGAAGAAAATACCATTCTTAAAAGTGAGTTGAGTAAGTTGACGGAACGCATATCAACCATTGAAAAAACACCTATACCAGGAAAATCAGCACGTAACGTACCTGCCATTGACAGGTTCGTAAAATCAGAAGATGGTGGTGCATCATTGCCAGCGGGTTTCCGTGAAGTGAATATCAATGATAGTATTGAGAAATCAATAGTGATGGGTGAAATAGAAAGCAACTTTGATTTTGCAAAATCCGATACTGAAAAGAAAATTTGGGGTGATGCAATGAGTAAGGTTCAATTGGGTGGTTTAGCTCAACTTGATCCAAACGTAGCAAGACACCTGAAAATAAAAGTAGTGGCTTAATTAGCCTGTAAGAATATTAATACCAATCGTGTACCATAAATCGAAGAGAAATGAAAATGAAAATTATTTTTGTATGCACAACATTGGTCTTGATGATTACAGGAACTCTATTGGTGGGAGTCAAGAAGCCCTTGAACTCATCAAAGCAATGCAAGCGGGAAGCATTACGGGTAGAGATACAACCAACCTCCCATTAACCGGAGAACCACTGAAGGCTGAAGCCTTAGATAAGGTTCTTAAAAGTCTTGAATACCGTACAACAGATATAAAGCTGTTGAACCTCATTCCAAAAGACATGACTTATAACACTGTAGCTGAGTACCTGCAAATGGTAAGCTATGGTAATATAAACGCAGGTTTCGCTTACCCTGAAGGTGCGCTGTCAAATGTGAATGACTCAACGTATGAGCGTAGGGCTGCTTACATCAAATTTTACCAGACAACTGGTGAGGTTACGATGCAGGCACAGGCTACAAAATCTTTCTTCGATATTTACCAGAAGGAAGTGGAGAACAAGGCAATGCTCCTTTCACGTGTAATCAATACACAACTTACTCACGGTGACAGCAATTGTGTACCGCTTGAGTTTGATAGCCTTTACAAGCTCCATGCTTCTGTGGGTTCTGGTGCAGGTCAACTGTACTCAACCTTTGAGCAGTATTACAACTCAGGTGTTGTTGTGGATATGCGTGGTAAGAGCGTGAAGCAGAGCAACATTGAAGACGGAACAGTAGTAGTAGATGCTAACTACGGTACATCACGTCAGTTCTGTTCTACTACCTCTATCATAAGCACAATATCTAAGGACTACTACAACGTGCAGCGTATCATGCTTGGTGGTGGGTTCGCAGGTGATAGTAATAGCGTTATCAAGAAGATAACCACAACTATTGCTGATGTGGATTTGATCTCTGATAAATTCATGGCACGTAATCCTGGTAAAACATCTGCCACACCCGCTGATACCCCACAGGCTCCTGCTGCACCAACGGTTTCTGCTGTTGCTCTGGTAGCTGATGCAAATGCTAAGTTTGCAACAACTGACCCTGGTGGTTTCAACCATGTGTTCTATGCTGTGTCTGGTAAGAATGCGTTTGGCGAAAGTCCACTCGCAATATTCGCTACATCGGTGGTTACTGCTGCTGGTTATTCGGTGGACATCACTGCAACGGCTGGTGCTGGTGCTTATCCGGCAACTGGTTATGTAATATACCGTACAAAGCCCACTGCTGCAACTGTAGCAACTGGCCTTACATTCTACCCTATATTCCAGGTAAGTCAGAATGACTTTACAGTTGGTTTCAACGGTGGTGCTGCTGGCAATGTGCGTGATTGCGGTTACTTCCTGCCTGACTGTGAAGAGGGTCTGCTGATTGACTTTGAACCAGACGTTTGTACTCTGTACCAGCTTCTCCCAATGTCAAAGATTGACTTGGCGGTACTTAGCCTCAGTCGTAGGTTCATAACTTTCCAGTGGTGCGCCCCGGCTTTATTCACAGCCAAAAAGTGCGTGAAGTTTATAAACTGCTCAAAAGTTTACGCTGCTTAATAAACAGTGAGACGATAAAAGAAATGCTGGATAGAAATATTCAGCATTTTTATTTTATATTACTTATCTTTGCAATAAAATAAACGTAAACAATATGACAACATTGAAAGTCAAAAACGAAAAGAGCTATGGGTCAAAAGTAAATTTGGCTGGAGCAGGAACGGTGCAAATATCAGCAACAGGAACCTTCGACACTGAAGACTGGATGGCTGAGAAAATACTAGCTGCACATCCTGACCATTTTGAGGTATTTGGCGAAACCACTACCACAACAACCACACTTGAGGAACTGAAAAAGAAAGCAGAGGAAGATGATCTCAATGAGGGTGCCGATACCAATGATATTGGAATGTCAGCAGAAGAAAAGGAGCAGCTAATAGCTTCTCTTGATTCAAAGTCATTAGCGGAACTCAAGGGCTTCGCAAAGTCTTTCCCAAAAGCAGAATGGAAATCGTTAGGTCAGCCTGAATTGATTGAATATCTGAAGGGAAAACTGTAATAGTAAATGCCTCAAATAACTTTCCAAATTTCGTCCAAAGTAGATGTCAATCAAATTCTTTCAGCAAAGGATATGAAGGGCATCTTTTTGGCTGGATTACCTCTTGACAAACTTGATTTGTTAGATGATTCTACTTACGACTTTTATATAAATGCCGCAACTGATTTTATAGAGCAGCAATTGACCATAAAGTTGAATAAGACCATTATAAGTGAGGACAAGGATTTTGGGCAGGATGATTTTACGCATTGGGGCTTCATACAGGCATCATATCCGGCTGTAGTGGCAGTTAGCTTAAATGGGTATTTCGGTGAAACGTTGCAGGTAAAATACCCTAAGCAATGGCTTTCATGTAGAAGCACCTCAGATGATAAATTGTACAGTAGGCAGATTTACATTGTACCTGCTCAAAATTCAGCGCAAAGCAATCTTTTGATATATAGTGGTCTAATGCCAAATGCAGGTTTTTTTGGTGCCAATAGAACGATTCCACAGTATTGGAAGTTGTCTTATGTCACAGGGTTTGATAATATACCACAAACAATAGTTCAGGCAATTGGAATGGTAGCTACTATTCAGATGCTTGGAATACTTTCTGATTTAATAGTAAAGGGTGGCAAGAATTTACCTGGAATTGGCTTTGGTGTGTCAAGTAAAAGTATATCACTTGATGGATTGTCTCAAAATTCTGGCACATATTTAAATGGTAATAATTCAATTTTCGGAGCAAGAATAAAGCAGATGAGTGACCAATTAATGAATCCTGAAAAGGGATTGCTTGAGAGCTTGAGACAATATTATGGAGGTATAATTTTAGGTTCAGCATAATGGCAACACTTCAAAAAACATCCGGCAATGCACCTACTCCAAGGGTTGATTTTGACAAACAAGCGTTTGACGATATTATTACTCAAAAAGGAAGAAATGTTGTAGTGACAAGGGCGTTAAAATGTCCTTGTAAATCGCCTGTTACAAATCAACTTTCTAATTGTCGTAATTGTGGGGGAGTGGGGTATGTATTTATTAATCCAGAGCAAACCAGAATGGTTGTTCAGAAGATTGATTTAGTAAATGACTTTACACCGTGGAGTGAAGAAAATAGAGGGCATGTAAGTCTAAGCTATAATTCATGTGAAGACCTCACTTGGATGGATAAAATAACAATCGTTGACTCTGAAGCTATATTCAATGAGGTACTGTTCTTTAAGGAAACGCAGAATTCGGTTGTATTTGCTTATACTGTTTATCCGATTAAAAAAGTGAAGTATTTGGGACTTTACATTGACAACAATACAAAGCTCAAAAAGTTAGTTTTAAATGTGGATTACACCTTTGAAAATAATATCATCACACTAATTAATCAGAGCCTCATCCAAGGTGGAGATGTTGTAAATACAAGTATCACGATACGATATGTACATGCTCCAGTATTTTACATAGTGGAAATGAAAAGAGAAAGCATGGATACGTTTGTGCTTACGGAAGGATCAGAAAAGAAGGTAAAACTACCCTTAAATGCAGTAGCAAGAAGAGCGCATTATGTATTAAACACCGAGAACATAAATGGCACCAGATTATTAGATAACAATTATACCGAAAGCATGTGCAACATATTTGTACCAAACCAAATGAAGTATTTGCCGATACACTATGTCTTTACTGACACGGCAGCTACATACACAAATATTCAGCTTATCGGTAAGTTGATAATGTTATTTAGGAACGGTGTACTTGACACACAATATACTCTTGATTTGCTCACTGGCACCATCACTCCCACTTACTCCTATCAAGCCAACGAATATATTGACATTTACATTTGGGGTGCAGCATCTTAGAAAAAATCGCTAACTTTACAAAAATATTTAATATATGTACAACGGTGAAATGAACAAAATAAAGGCGGCAAGATTATTGAACATCTATGGTGATGGTGCTATTGCGAAGAGTGAAGAGGCAGTGGCGATAGAAGAAACAGCACCAGTGGTAGAATCAGCGGATGTGGTAGAGAAATCAAACCCGTTTTCCATCCTTGATGCAATAGCAAACGACACATTTGAAAAGTCAATGGGCGCACAACCTAACCTGGATAAAGACAAAGAAATAAGCGAAGAAACGGCACCAGAATCAAGTGAAGATGGTGGAAAGAAAACTGATGAGCCAGATGATAAAAAAGAGGAGAAGAAAGAAGAACCAAAAGAAAAGGAAGCAAAAGTAGAGAAATCCGAAACTTACTTTGTTGCTGATGCTACTGATTTTTTGAAGGGGCAGAGAGATAGGATACTGTCTTGCTTCAAAGAGGAAGGTGCAAAATGATTTTACCGATTTTTATAGATTCGGCAGATATTACAAGCCAGTTCGATTCTATAACAAAAGAGAATATTGAGAACCTACAAGACAATATAGCAAAAGGTTTGGCTGCTGGTTTTGCAAGGCAATTAGAGCAAGAAGCACAGAACGCACTACACCAAACCCGACAGCGATATATAAGGGCGATAAGACTGATTGATAGTGGAAGGTTAGAAGGAATTGTTCTTCTTGATTACAGTAAGGACAAGTTAATTCAAATGATAGAAGAGGGGGCAAGTGCCTTCGACATGAAAGAGGGCTTTTTAAATAGCTCAAAAGTAAAATACACAAAAGACGGTAGAAAATACCTCACAATACCATTCAGACTATCAACACCTGGAGCTGTAGCCGAAAGTGATGTTTTTAGCGGCACATTGCCGGATGAAGTTTATCAAATCGTAAAAAACAAAGTCACCGATATTCCTGTTTCAGGAGGTGGTTCCAGATCGCAGGGATTAACGCTTGGAGAGATACCAACACAATTCCAACAACCAGCAACAAGACCGCAAATAAACAATGCTGATGGTAATCCATTGTTCAATGAATACAAGCATAAGAATTCAATTTATGAGGGGCTTGTAAAAAGAACAGATGGGGTAACTGGTCAGAGTAGCTATGGTTCCTTTAGAAGAGTGGCTGAGGAAGGAACAAAAGAAGATGGAACAAAATTAGGTAGTGATCCAGATAGTTGGATTTCAAAAGGTATTCAACCTCATTATTTAATTGAGAAAGCACTATCAAATTTTAATATCGAAAATGAGACTCAAAGACTGTTGGATTTTGAGTTAGATAAATTAGGTTTTGATGTTTGAGGAATTAGTTTGGGTGCAAAGCGGGAATACATGGACTTCTACATTAAGTGTAACAGGAGGAGGTAGTATAACTATCCAAATGCAGGCATCAGGGAGGCAATATCTACCATCTTGCTACACTGCAACAATTACAGTAGGAACGCAAACATTTCCAATACCATCAACTGAATTTCTGAAGTGCTTTTACCTGGTTGTCTGTAAAGAGATTTGTGGACTTTATTATAACCTGTTTCTTCAGGACATGGCTTATTAAAATAGAAAGAAATGGCAAACGTAACGGCAGCGGATAATATAAATAATGTAGCGGTAAGGATACCGGAGTACACAATTTTTTACGGAATAAAAGCTGGTTTGGATTATCTGCAAACTGATTATGATGCTCAATCCGATAAAACAAATAGCTTACTTTACTTGTATCTAAATAATGTAGGGATACAGCGTTACCAATTTTTTGAACAAGCGGTAAAAGTATTTTGTACAGAGCCGGATGATCCACGGAAACTCACTCTTGATTTAATGTACAATCGGGAGAAAAATTCGGCACCAAATATTTACATCACAATGCCTGCTGAACAGACAGCACAAAATACTTTGGGATTTGGAGAAAATGGCGATGATACGGTTTATACAGACTTCAATAATTTAGGTCAAGACGGTTTCTTCAGACCATCATTCAAAAGGAGATTTGCAGCAACGTATAGTCTTGTAATAACGAGTGACAATGATAACGAAGTAGTATTGATTTATCATGTGCTGAGGGCATTGATAATATCATTAAACACCCACTTTGCATTAGCCGGATTACAGAATCTAAAATTGGGCGGTGCTGACTTGAAAAATTACAACAAAGAAATTCCAAACAATCTTTGTGTGCGTTCAATAAACATGAGTTTTGAGTATGAAACTAATGCAGTGGACTTCAGCAAATACCCAATGATAAACCAACTTGTGTTTACTGGTACTCCACTCACACTTGAAGATTTCAATACGACCACCACTACTACAACATTGGCACCAACCACTACGACCACAACAACCCATTAAATAATTATTTTATAGTATTTAAAATAAGTTGTATATTTGCCTAAAGAAATCGTGTAAAATAATAAAAATCGCTTTTAAGAGAAAAGAGAAAAGGCATTTTTATTATGGCTACAGGATTAAATGTAAATGGCAAAATAGTTAAGCGTCCAGGAGTATATGCCTATATCCTTTCTGGCATACAGAACCCACCATTAACAACATCATACGGTAACGTAGTAATCATAGATGATGGTATTGGAGCAGGATTCGGTGGGGGCAGCGGTGTCAATGGTTTATTGAAGCAAGGTAAAGACAGCATTTACGATTTTACATCTATCCAGGATTTTCAAGCCTTCGCAAAAGGAGGAGAGCTATGGAATCTGGCACAGCCATTATTCAAACCAATCCTGAACAATCCACAGATACAGGGCATATCCAAACTTACTTTTATAAGGGCATGTACGACCACACCTGCATCAACAACAGTTGCATTGACCAATGGTAATGTGATCTTCAAAACGAAAGATGAAGGGCTAAATGCAAATGGAGCATTGACAAGTGGAGTACTTACAAGTGGTTATGGTGCGCTTTTGATAGCCTCTCCTGCCACTCCAGGAATGTACCGTCTGAATATCTATCACAGTACTTTCAAGGGCTTAGACCCACTGAATAACGCACCTTACGATAATATTGCAGCGATTGACACAACACCAATGTTGGTTGTTCAGTCACCGGATGTATTGACAGTTGGACAATTGTCGGCATGGATGCAAACGGATGTAACTTTTAATCAGGGCTTTACATGGGTTTCCAGCACAGTTCCTACAACCACTACGACTACTACAGCAGCTACAACAACTACAACAACAACGGGCGGTGGAACGACTACCACAACAACCACCAGTACCACAACTTTAGCTCCTCTTGGAATAATCTTGCCAGGAGATGTAACGGGTACGTATTTCTTAGCTGCTGGAGGAACGGAAACGTATAATGCACAGTCATTTACAGATGCTTTGAATGCGGTGAAGGATTGTGATAATAATTTCTTCTTGTGTACTAAGTATTTTACTGATTACAATCATGCAAACAATGTTGCCATATTTAATTTCATTACTTCTGGAGATAGCAAGTTTGAAAAAATGATGGTGGTTGCAGCCGGATATGCAAAAGCAGATTTGACGGTTACAACAAATGCTGCTGCACAATACTACAACAATGATCGTGTAATTGTTTCGCATTCTGGAGGCAAAAAGCCAAGTCGGAATATTGGTGGGTTTACTCTTTACAGTCAGCTTCACGTTGCTGCAAATGCTTTGGGAAGGCTTGCAGGTCTTACACCTCAAACACCTTTGACGTGGAAAACATTGGACTACAGTGCTATGACGCATGTTATCAATGATAACGAAAAAGACTACTGCCTTGATAACGGTATACTGGTTGCATCTTATGATGCTGAATTGAGTGCTGTGGTTATTCTTCAGGACATTAATACGCTACAGAATAATGATTACCTGATAAACGAAGACAGTACATCATTCAACATTGCCATTAAGCGTATTGTTTACCAGATAAACAGGGAGATAATTATTGGTGCAAAGAAGACATTCTTTGGTAATCAAACGCAAGGTGCCAATAGGAACACAGTAAGTGCAATTGACGTTGAAATGTGGCTTGTCAAATATTTACAGTCTCGCCTCGCTACACCGACTCAGGACAACCTTATACTCGGTTTTAAGGACATAGTAGTAACAACAAGTCAGGACAATGTGACGGTTACTTATAAGATCGGTGTCAATTCGGAAATCTCGAAAATCCTGTTTGTGGGAACTTTAATAACAATATAATTTATAACATACTATGGGTCAGGTACTTACAGGAGCAATTGGACTTTTAAAGTCAAACGGAAAGGTAATCGGCTATTGCAAAGACATAAATTGCAGTGAAACGATTAGTCGGGGTGATGTGAAGGGAATTGGCACAATTATTTCGCAAGAAAAGCCAGTTGTGGCTTGGGAAGGCACGATGTCCGTTTCATTTATGGCTATAAACTTCCAGGATGATGGTATACCGGATGGTATAAATAGAACGTTCGATTCAATTTTTTCGCAAATACTTAGTGCAGGTAGTTCATTTGAAGACCAGCTTACCCTTTCTGGAGATGGAATTTCTGTTGATGTCTTTAAGCGAGTAACGGACGTTATTGATCCTACAACGGGGGTAATAACACCAAAGCTACAGCCATTTGCAACTGTTCCTAATTGTCTTATCACATCTGATGGATTCAGCGTATCGGAGGGGCAAATAGCAACGCATTCTCAGTCTTATTCTTATTTGAAACCAATCACTTTCCATAAGTAACTTTTGATTGAATATTATTTAAACGCACTTCAAAAGAGTGCGTTTTTTATTTTGTTTAATAGTAACATATTCGGAAATTAAACGTAAATTTGTAAAAAAGATAATATGATAAAGAAGCAGATTGATTTAACGATTTTTGGTAACAAGTACCCTTGTATCTTCCCTAACACTGGCAATTTCATGGATATTCAAATCCTGAAAGCCAAAATAACTGAAAACTTCTATGACTCTCTAAAAATGTTGGAGCGTGATGGTATGATCGCATCAATCATCTGTGATGCCATAGCTCACTTTTCTGTACTTATACCGGACTTGAAAAAGGACTTAAATGTAACATCATTCCTTTTGCTTGACCTGGATAAAATAATTGAAATGTCGTATGTGTACAAAGACACCTTCTTTCCTTGGTTTAATGAACTGATGGAACAGGTAACGGCACCAAAAGTAAAGCCAACTGAAGAAATAAAAGACGTTACAACAAACACAACAACTGCAAGTGCGTAATGTCGGCTGCACAAGATTCAAGAAACTACATCATCTGGTGGAGCAACACTTTCCCATTGGACAAGCGATGGAGAGAGAAACATAAAGTTGCTTTTGGATCGCCACAGCATAGGGCAATGTGTCAATTGGACATTATGCTTGAGTTTATTGAAGAAAGAGTATATGAGGATTTGATAAATGAAGCACTTGAAAACGATGAGAAGAAAAAGAATTATGATAGTGGCGTTCTAATAAAACCGAAAGTCACTTCAAAAGAAGAAGAGAACAAGGCTTTTGAGGCATTGCGAAAGATTGATTTCAGTAAAATAAAGTTTTAATTAGTGAATAAATATGTCAACAAATGAAGTTAAATTTCGGGTATCGGGAGGAGACTTGTTGTCGTATTTCGATCAAGTCAAAAGGAAAAGTAATGACCTTACTAATTCACTGATTGCCGGAGCAAAGTTAGAGGAAGCTGCAAGCAAGAATCAATTAAAGATAATTGAACAGACACTTTCCGCAATGGAAAGGAAGGCTAAAATATCAAGTCAATTAGCCGGATTAGTGGGTGCCACAAATGCAAGGGAAAGGGTTGGTAATATAGAGAATAGGGACGCTCGTCTTGATTCAATTTATCAAAATACAGAACAGCGATATAAGAACAAAGAAATTACCAAGGGTGAATATGATGCTCGCATTGGTCGTTTGTCTACTTTGTCAAATCAGAATTCACCTGAAGCAATAATTGGGCAATTCAAAGAATATTTCAATAAGCAGAAAGAGCAAACACAGTTACTCCAGCTTCAAACCAAGTTATCTAGGGAGCAGATAAACACGGCAAAGGATACTGCCATGCAGAATGTATCTGCAATTATAAAGGGCGATCGCTCTCTTGAAGATGTAATTTCAAAGGCAAATACTCCTGTTGAAAAATTAGCTGCTAACCTTACAAAAGAAAGGGTTGAACAATTAAATAACAAAAATCAAAAAGATGAAAGTGAAGGAAAGAGTGCTAATGGCGGTGGGTGGTTAAGTTTTGCTAAGGCACTTGCATTTGATAGAAGTTTAGGCTTGATGGCAGGAATACCAAACGCGAAAAATGAACTTGATTTCATAAAACCACTTTCCTCAATTACTGGTGTAGCTGCTGGTGGCACTGCTGGAAATTTAATGGATGCCGCTAACATTAAGATAGCGGGTACAGGTCTTGGACAAACTAACTTTGGTGCATTAGGTACAGAGATAGGTGAAAAGGCGGGGGAATTCTTTGGTTCAGCACTTGAGCGTTCGTATAGGGGAAGGGATGAGTTAACTACATCAAACTTTAGGTTGCAGGCTTTAATGGGTCGCAATCTGAATGTAAATGCTTTTGGTGCAGATGGAAAGTTAGGTGGGACAGGTAGAAGTGATTTAACTGGCAACCTTAGTGCCTACGGTCTTGATTACAATGCTACCGCTGGATTGCAGTACGATATTGCCAGGAGGCAGGGAAATGGCAGGAATATAGGTAGGAACGTTGAGAACGTAATTGCAGCAGAAAGCGGATTGGGTCTTTCAAAAGAATCAAGTTATGGTTTGATAGACTTAGCAAGGTCAACTGGTGAAAACAAAGACAATGTGCTGAAGACAATCACATCAATATTGAGTATCGGTGAGAAAGGGGTATTGAAGGGCGATAGAACATTCTTTAATGAATTTGTTGGCAACCTCACTAAGTTAAGTAGAACATTCCTTCAAACTACAGAATCAATAAAAGCTGGTTCTGTTGCCGGATTAATAAATTCATTTGATAAAGTAGGTGGTGCTTTTTCTGCAAGAGATGAGCGTAGTGTTGGATTAATATCTCAGGTTAATGACGCTTTTGTAAATCCAAAAACAGATGCAGCAAAAGGATTGCGTTTCCTTGCATTAAGGAGGGCGTTCCCGAAAATGAACTCCTTTGAGTTACAGGAGCAAGCTCAAAAAGGATTATCAGACCCAATGAATAGAAAAGCATTCAATGGGGAAGCTGATATGTTGGGTGGTGATGAAACTTACAAGATGTGGCAGTTTGCTTCACTGAATGGATTAACTGGAAATTTAGCCGCAGCCCGTAGACTTTACAATAATAGAAATAATGTAGATAATACGTCAGGTGCCGCAGATAGCTATAGTGAAGATGATGTGAGGAATTTAGGGAAAAGTCAAACGGGAAGATATTCAAAATCTACTGCTGAAATACAAAATCAGTACGTGGATGATTTAACTAAAGCTATTGGATTAGTTGGGGTAAAAATGACCGAATTGTTTGGCGATATGGTCGATGGCTTGAAAGATTATATAAATAAGACATTGGGTATTGGTGGAACAAAAACCCCTCCAATTTCAAGTAATTCTTTTTATTCTGGTAAGTCAGGTCAATCAAAAAGTCCAAGTGGCTACAATATGCGTGATCCGGCTGGAAGGAGAGCAGCATTGGAAGCGGGTGATTATGGGTCGAAATTTTAATTATTATGGTTGACAGCAGCAAGAGATTTTATCATGTTACAATATCCACACTTGAATTAAACACGATAGGAAACTATTGTGGTGATTATAGTTCTCCTGCATTCAAATTTGTTGGCAATGAAACAGATTTTCTTGACTTAGTGGATGATGATGGTGTAACTAACAGGCAAAGGCTTTACGATACCTACAACTCACAGGAAACAGCAAACTATTTAAACTATTCAGATAAAAATCTACCATTGAAACTTGGAGTGCGTTTTTGTATTCCCGTAGATAAGGTAGAAAGAAATGGATTACTTACTCAAGGTTTATTGGTTGTTTCAAATTCGGACGTTGCCTTTAAAGCAAATGCACTGGCAGAAATTGAATCAGACCCAACTTATGTAGCAGTAACAAAGCCGATAGATGGGGAAACGCAATTGGGAGTAACGAAAGAATCAGTACCAGAGTGTACCGTATGGATATTTTGTCGCAATTTATCAGACCCAAACAGTAACCCTTCTCAGTCTCCAGTAGATGCATTAAAAGGACAGATTTTCGATATTACACCATTCATTTCAGGACTTACAACTAATGTTACCAAAGGAGCAGGCGGCAATTTCTCTTTCTCACTCCCCCCACTTGTTTGCTCACTTGATGAATCTGGTAAATGGCAAATTACAAAGAACAATATTACACAGTATGTGGGAGGTCAAAATAGTTCTCTTGGTGGTGATGGCTATGTAGCGGAAGGCTCGTTATACGATCAGAATCTTAACAGAAACCAGTTTTTATTTCACAATATTATTTCATCAAATGATATTGTAATCATAAGATTTGAAACGCTTCAGATTGAAAAAAACGATAGGTTAAGTGAGCAGGGACAATTCTTCATTGACAAAAACCAGATTCCAGGTAAAATCTATGATATGATTGGTCTGGTTGACTTGAATAGTATTTCAGTAACTCCGGCAACCAACGATGTATCAATAACCATTACAGGAAGGGATTTAAGTAAGCTCTTCATTGAGGATGGTTCTTACTACTACACACTTGAGCAAAATGGAGGAAAGCAATTTGGACAAGGACAAAGCGGAAGTGGCTTGGTAAAAAGGATAGTGAGTGACACAGCAGCTTCATTTTATGAGTTGTGGTACAATCAAAGTATTGAGCGAATATTCAGGTTTATCATTGACCAAGTTTCCAATATAAAAATATGCCCTGATGATTTGTTCAGTGCCTATGATACATTGAGTACCAACAAAAGAAGTACAAGGTTTGATTCGGCAGACATATACAAAGCAAAGCCAAGGGATCAAACTTTAATGGAGTTTCAGGATAACGCTATAACGGCAATAAGACAATTACGTTTTGCAAATGGTTTGAGTCTTTCTGATAATAATTCTGAAAGCAACTTTGCATTGACATTATTTAATGACTTGTCTAACTTCTTACAGGCTATAAGAGATAATAATGTGAGGGTAACGGTTGATAACAATCTTACACAAACATGGCTTTCTTTTTCATGGACTAATCCAAATAAAACAATAGAAAGTGTTGATGGAGGGCAGTTGCCAAATTATTTTGATGGGAAATTATATGACCCAACAAATCTATTAAATGGATTACTACTACCAAATCAAAATTACCTTGATGATATTTTCCTGAACATAGATAGTTATTTGAATGTTCAGCATTCTAAAGGTAAGTATGGTCAGGAATTTAGAGAAGTGGTGGCAAATGGCATATGGCAAATAATGAAGTTGGTTGTAGACAAAGGAATATCAAATCGCAGACTAAATGATGCTTCAATTTCCACTGCATCCGGTTCATTAATGAATTTCTTCAATAAGGTTATACAGGAGCCTTTTGTGGAAATGATATTCGATACTTACTCTGATGTATATGCAATAACCCTTAGAAAGCCACCAACGGATCAGATTGGACTTATCTCACTGATAGAGGGGAAAGTGCAAACAGAAGATGGTAGGGTAAAAAATGGTACACCCGCTATAGTTGATGTAGAGGCGTATGACGTACTCAAGGAAGAATTGCACTACAATGATAGTAATGCCTATTCATGGTATCATCTTACTCCTGAATGTGATTACATAAATAATGATGCTTTCTCTTATGCTTACTTGCCAGGACTTTACTTTTCAGAGTATGCAGATATATGGGGCAGCAAACCAATGGACTTGTCCCATAAATACATGCCACAATTACCTCTTGATAGTAATGAAACAGATTTGACATTATCTCAAAAGCAAGCTGTGTATGATCTCAAGTACATGATTGATTCCAACATGCACAACCCTTTTACAAGAAAAGGAACGCTGGTATTGAATGGGGATAGAAGGTTGAAAGTCGGCAATATTTTCAGATACAAACCAACTGGAGAAATATTTCACATTGATGCAGTGCAGCAGAATTTCAAGATAGGAGAAAGCATGATTGATCGTACAACCACAGTTCAGGTTAGTCGTGGCATGGTTGAGCAGCTTATTTACGGCATACCCTATCAAAATAGTCAAAATCAGGAAGCCGATCACATCAGCTATTTCAATATTATCAATACTAAGTTGAATTTCCGCAACATTGTAACATCAAATACGGTTAAAACTAAAGTTCCAAATGGATTTAAAATAGTGACACCAGAGAAAATAGGTGGCATTAATGATAAGTATCCCAAAGGCTCTTATGAAGAACTACAGGAAGCATCAATGCAAACTTCAAGTGATGGGACTGTTAAGAATAGAGGACTTGAAAAGCTACTTTTATTGCAGCCTACACAAAAGGACAGGTTTATTCAATTAATTGCGAACATAAATAAGCTCACTATAAATGGCGCACCTATCCTTGTAGAAATCACAAGTACAGTCAGAACAGCAGCACAGCAGCAAATACAGTACAGTAAAAACAACTCTAAGGTAAAGAACGCTGCACCAGGGCATTCCTCACATGAAGCGTCAAATGGTGGTCTTGCAGTTGATTTGAATTTAATCATTCGTGAGGCAGGTAAATACACCCAATCAAGAATGATAACCAGTGACTACAATCAATCAGCTTGGATGGCTACACAGGTGCCGCAATTGGCAGATAAACTAGGTTTTAAATGGGGAGGGGATTCTTTTGGAACTTATTACGATCCGGTACATTTTCAAATAATGCCAGAGGTTACGGGATCATCAACAAGAGAGCAGCAGTATAAAACGGTAACTGAAACAAAAACATCCACCTCACTTGACCAGTCAGCAATATTTAGCAACTTCAAAGTGAACAATCATGTTTTTAATTTCTTCTTTAAAAAAATGCAGTTTGATGAAAAATACAATAGTGGCACAATAAATCGAAAGTTATATAGCAGTGAAGTGAAAGAAGCGATTGGATAATGGATGAATTAATAAACACAGTCGGAATTACCATGCCGGAAGATGAGAAACTATCTTCAGGAATTGGATTCATTGCCTTGCCAAAGGACATTGATAGGTTAACCTACATTAGGGACTGCTATCAAAACTCCAGGGTATCTATACGCACTGCACACGATGGCTTTATTAACCGTGTACACGTATCCCCTGATGATATGAATTGGTTGGAATTCCCTACAGATTATACACAAATGGGGTCAGCTATCTATTACATAAACTCACCTGTCAATAATCAGGCTTACATGGTAAAGCGTTTCAACAGCACCAAGACAATTGGAGATGTTGGGGAAAATCAATTCAAGATAGGTAGGATGTTCAAGGGTTCGCTGGTAGAAATATCCGGCAATCCAGAGAAAGGGTATTTGAATTTGAGTGTTACTAATGATGCCAATTCAAAAATTAATGTAGCTGTAAACAATGCAAACAATAAAGGGGAACTTAATGTTGAGGTGAAAGGAAATGTAAATATCGTGGCAAGTAATGGTGTAAATATTTCAGCGAATGGACAATTTGACTCACTTGTTAAGGATGCTGGTTCAGATGCTCAAACGGAATTATTTCAATCAATCAATTCATTCAAATTCAATTCCCCATCATTTTCCATAAACAATGGAAAGGAGAACTTTGTATTGGGTCAAAAACATAAAACATTATTAACTAATATATTGACGGATTTAAGTAACTTTGTAGAGGTAGTGTCAGCAGCACAGGTAACAACGATGTTAGGTGTACAACCACTCTTGAATGCTTCAGAAATAGAGGCTTTTAATGACAAATTCAGTAGTTACAAAGACCAAATTGATGGTTGTCTTTCAGAGGTAGCCTACATTGATAAATAGAGCAGCATGGATATAACAACGATACAGGCGAACATAGCAAACATCAAAACAAAGGATGAGCTATCTGCTTACAAGGAAAAGGTATTGGGACAATACGGAAAGCAGGCTGAGGGACTGGCAACACAAGCTACTCAGTTAGCCGGACTTACAAACCCTTCTACTTTCATTGCTACTTTTATCTCAATGATTGCTCCACTTGCTGTAAAAGTTGAAGAACAAATTCAGGAAAATGTACAGGCAGTTGGTGATTTGAATACCGCTTTCGATGATAAAGAAAATAGTTTGGAAAGTTAAAGTAAATATATGTATCTTTACATCATTAAATAACCAAGCGTTTTAATGACTATCCAATAACACACCAAAGAGAAAATCTGAATGTGTAAAGTTAGTTTTTCGCTTTAAAAGTAACTTTATGTCTACTGAATCAGTACAATGGTCTAAGAATTGCGACATGGTAATGAATGCAACTTCAAACGCGAAGTTCTCAATGAAACTTTTACTTCAAAATAATGAATTAAGTATTGATGCTAAAATAGTTGAAATGGAGTCTATAATCAACAGTCTTGCACCGACCATAGCCGACCGTTTATGGTACTATCCAAGTCCTCAAAATTAACCGTTAATACACTATCCTTAATGTCCATAGCCTTATCCGCATTATCGTACTGAATAACCTTACCATTAATTTTAATGACAATCCGCTTAACGTTACAAAGCTATCAGATAATGAGATAGATGAATATTTAAGTAAAGCAGCTTGCGAAATATTGAATACGAAATTTCTTAAAAACAAACCCTATGTATTCATAGAAATGGTTTTACTCAAATCAATTGAAGCAGCTAAAAAAGTTTGCTTTTCTCCAAATTCAGACGTTATCTATTCCCCATAGCTTTTCAAGTTTTTCTGATAGTTTAGTTAGTTCATTGTTTATGGTTTTTAAGGATTGAATAATTGCTGTTTTATCTTGTTTTATTTCGGCTTCTTTCTTTGCTATATATGGTCTTGCATAGAAAATCCTGAATTTATTTTTGTGTAGTGTCTTCTAAGTATTTTTCTAGTTTAGGTAGTGATGATGAATGAAAAAATAATGATAAGTGGTGAAATTCGTACTATTGGTGAAAAATCAAAAGTGCAAGAGACAATAAAAATTTTACCTAGTGGTTTGCTGATATGCGACATTAAGATAACAAACCCATTCAGTAGTACAGATGAGTCAATTAAATGCAATGCCTTAATAGATACTGGCTGCGATACCTCAATCATTTGTCAATCTATTTTTGAAAGATTTACTATAGATGAGTCTAAAATTGAAAAAATAGGACTGTTAACGGTCAATAATTTTGAAAAAGAGGCTACGTTATATCCTGTAAGAATAAGCGTTCCTGCAAGGAATTGGTCAGAATCAAGCGTACAAGTAGGCGTACTAAATCTATTGGATAGAAAAGGCTATAGAGCTATAATAGGTATTGATATTTTAAAGCATTTCAAATTATACAGTGATTGGGTGCAGCGTATAGCATGGTTAGAAGTTTAATGATAAAATAGCCCTGTTAGTAGAATAGCATGTTTATCCCGCAATGTAGCATTATTGCAGGTCAATTAGAATACAGTATGTTCGATTTTAAAAGTTAGTTAGAAGTTACTTTCTTCTTCTATAATTGAGGATGAAATAGAGAAAGTTCATAATGATGTTGATAAGGGGCAAATTTTCATTGATTTGGTGTAGCATAATAAAAATCCTTTAGACTGTTTGACAAAGCGATTTTAACAGCGATTTTTATTACTCCTTTCCCGATTGATTTATGTACTCGTAGTGGTTGGGTGTTGATAGCACTTGACCACTTTTTATTTTTACAAAGTTATAAATATACGTAAATTTGTATTATGATAAAGAAGGTAGTGATATTTACCAAAAGGACAAATGACCTTGATCCAATTGCAATAAGCTCTACGTGGTATTTATTTGGCGTTCCTATCTGGAACCGAATAAATGAATACAGCGCATCAGTTTGGCTTGATTTAGGTGGTAGGATTTGCTTTAATCAATAGTAGTTCAATATCATGCAGTTTCTTAGCCTGTAGCCACTGAATGAAATCAGAATAGCTAAATTGGTTGGGAGCCTGATCGTGAGGGTTTGTGATGCTTTTAAGTATCAATCTTTCATTCTTGTATTGTTCAACTATTTCTTTGGTAATCAGGTTTTCCATAAAACTAACTTTACTCCAAAGGTAACGTATTTATACATTGCTTGTTTCCTAAATATAATGTAAAGCGGATTGTCATTTTAATTTTTAGATGCAACTTGACTAAGTTTATTTGCTTCATATCATCCTCCTGTATTGAATAATTTGATTCCATCATTAAGTTATTGACGGTATCAATTATATCAACTTTCCCACTTCCAAATTTCCCATTAGTAGCTGGTTTAAATTTTAGCTTTAAATCAGAGCCATATTCGTTTGCTACAATTTCATTGTAACATTGTGTAACTGTTTTCTTTTCCATACGCATTAAATATTTTCACAAAGTTACATCAAATACCTCAAAAGGTTGCCTTATTGGATAGTCAATAAAAATATGTAGTAAATAGTTTGTAAAACAAAAGTAAACACCTTACTTTTACATTATAAACATCGAAACAATGAATTTACTTGACTTCAATAAGCGTTTCCCAACAGAAGAAAGTTGCAAACTATATCTCAAAGCACAGAGGGAAAAACAAGGCATAACATGTAAGCGTTGTAGCGAAACAAAGCATTATTGGATGGAAACAATGGGGTTGTGGAAGTGCGCTAAATGCGCATCTTGGACAAATTTAACCGCTGGCACTCTTATGCACAGGTCTAAGGTTTCTCTTGATAAATGGTTCATGTGCATCCACCTAATGACATCTGTTAAAAAATCATTTTCAGCATTAGAAATGCAGAAACAACTTGGACATTGTGCTTATGCCCCTATATGGTACATGATGCAGAAAATAAGGTCTGCAATGGGTAAGAGAGATGGTATGTATCAATTGGAGGGTGAAATAGAGCTTGACGATGCTTTCTTTGAGATAATACGATGAAACAAGGGATAAGGACGAAGAAAATAAAAGAGGTAGGGGAAGTAAGAAACAAGCTAAAGTATTGGTTATGGTAGAGAGTCAACCAAACCCAAAACAAGTTAATCCGCACAAAAAGAAAAGGTCAATGGGATTTGTGAAAATGATTGTGATGGATGATTTAACTACCAATGGCGTAAATTATGAAGTTCAAATGGGAGCAAGTAAAGAGGCTAAAGTAATCAGTGATAATTATAGTTCATTTCAGAAAATAGGGGAAGTGGTGGAAACACACGTACACACAACAATCCCATCCAAAGAAGCTCACAAAATACTGCCGTGGGTTCACACGACTATCAGCAATGCAAAAAGATTGCTTTTAGGTGTTCACCATTCAACAAATAAAAAGTACCTGCAAAACTACCTTAATGAGTTTGCCTACAAACTTAATCGCAGGAATTTCACATCTGATTTATTCGACAGAATGTTGGTCGCTGGTTCATCTGATACATGGAATTAAATCGTTATCTTTGTAGCTACTAATACTACAAAATGACATTAGAAGGCGCAGCAGCACAACAGGTAGCGAAGCTCGGTGAGTTAGGAAAGGTAGGGCTTAATTTGCTCTATCCTAACGAATTTGAGTTGTATATGTGTGCCTTAGAATTGACGGATCAGGATGGGAAGAGTTTAAAATATTTTGTGTTTCCAGTCATGCCTAATTCCATAGATGAATCAATGCCACAGTTGCAAAATATAAAGAAAACGATGGCAGGGGTAACGGTTCTCACCTCACCAACTTTTAACCCAACAACTATAAATTTATCCGGCAGTTTCGGCAGAAAATTGAAAATCGTATTGGGTGAGAGCGCACAAGACCTAATATCATCATTCTCAGAGGAAGGAAGGTCAGTTGCAGGCGGTATATTGGGAGGTGCAGTATCTTTCTTTGATAACAGAATAAAGACTGGTTACGGCTGCATAAAAATTCTCCAGGATATTATAGAACAAAGTCAGCAGGTAGATGGGAAAGGCATAAGGCGATTAATATTCTACAACCTTGCATTGGGGAATAGCTATTTGGTGAAAGCAGAAAATTTGCGGTTCAATCAATCCCTTGAATCAAACATGATTTGGAATTATACCCTGCAACTAAAATCAATTGCTCCCTTGTCAGCTATCATGTCAGCGGCACAAATAAAGGCACAGCAATTCAGATTAGCGTCAACTGGATACATGCAAAGTCAAGCGAACAATCTGATAAACGGACTGAGTTCAATAATAGGGAAAGGTATTACTTATGTTGACAATAAAGCGAAAAAGGAAAAGAATGCTTTCATGGGGAGAAACAATAAGACAACTAACTTTTTTGTAAAACATTTTA